CTACTTGAGGTACCAGCAGCGGCCGTCGAACCAGCCCTCGACGATTCCGTTCGGCCCGCCGCTGCTCGCCCGCGTGCAGATGTTGCCGCCGGGCTGGAAACCGACCGGACCGTCGCGGGTGATCAGGCGCACGCTGCGCCCGGCCCAGCCGCCCTCGATGCGTGAGACCTCGCCCCGCCCGGTGATGGTCCAGGTGGGGGCGACCGCCTCGAGGGCGAGCACCGGCGCGGCCGGCGCGGTCGCCGTCACCCCTTCCAGCGGCGTGTTGTTGGCGAAGGTGCTCGCGCCCGCCGGCACGCCGCGCACCAGGGCGGAGTTGCCGCTGAAGTCGTTGCTGGTGACGGTGACGCCGGCGTTGGAGCCGCCGAACTCGATCGCGGCCGTTCCGGTCGCCCGCAGGTGGGCGCAGGTCGGCGACAGGCGCGCGCCGACCAGGCTCAGGCCGCCGGCGCCCGGGGCCAGGGCCACGCCCGAACGGCCGTAGCCGCAGATCTCCGACGCGCCGCCGATCGAGACGTTGGACACCCCCGGACCGATAACGACGCCGGAGCCGCGCGGCATGTTGAAGATGCGCGCGCCGGTGAAGTTGATGTCGGTGACCACCGCGCCGGGCGTGTTGGCGAGATGGACCTCGTCGCCGGTCAGGCTGGACGCGGCCCAGGCGTTGGAGAAGTTCAGGCCCTTGATCTGGGCCGAAGGCGCGCTCGGGTCGATCCACAGCCCCTCGCCCACCGTGGTGTCGCCGAGCGCGGTGCTGTCGGCGAACAGCCAGATCACCTGCTGGTTCGGGCCCGGCGCGATCTTGGTGCCGACGCGCCCGAACAGGAAGTCGTCGTGGCTGAGGAACAGCCCGCCGGCGTCCAGCACCAGGAGGTCCGCGTCCGGCGGCGCCGCCTTGTCGCCCTGGACGGTCGAGTTGAGGATGCGCAGATCGACCGTCGCCGAGCCGGTGGTGAACCGGCCCACCCGCATGCCGACGCAGCCCGGCCCGGCGACCTTGGACACGTAGGTCTTGTCGACGATCACCGCGGCGCCGTTCAGGTCCAGACCGATGCAGGGCCGGTCGATCCACAGGCCAGTGATCCGCACGTCCGACGCATTGGCGACCGCCACGGTATAGCCTTCCGTGTTGGGCCCGGCGGCGCCGGCGAGGATGCAGAAGTTGTCGAGCGTGCTGCCGGTGAACAGCTGGAACATCAGCAGGTTCGGCGCCCCGGCGACGAGGCAGGAGGACGTGTTCGGCTGAGCGTTGGCCCAGCCCGCCCCGACCCCGCGGACGTGCACCGGCCCGCTGAAGTGCAGGTTGGCGCTGATCTTGTAGTGGTGCGGGCCGAGGAACAGCTCCTTGCCCTGCGACGCGGTGATCGCTTCCTGGAAGCAGCGGGTGTCGTCGGCGACCCCGTCGCCGACGCAGTTGAACGGCGGCTCGATAGGATAGATTACGCCGCGCGCCGCCAGCGATCCCGGCGGCGCGTGGACGGGGGCGGCCGGGGGCGCGGTCTGGGCCGCGGAAACGCCGCCCCAGCCTTGTGTCGCTCCGCCGATCAGCCCGGCCACCGCCGCGGCCATCAAGGTCGAACCCTTCGTCGCAGGCATCGGGACCTCCTCCTCGATGGGAGAACAGAGATGCCGCAATCCGGGTCCCGGCGCTACGCGGAAGCCCGCGGCGCCGCCTAGAAGGCGTAGCGCAGCCCGACGGTGACCGACTGATCCTGGAAATGGCCGAGGAAGTCGCCCGGCCGCACGCCGCCATCGCTCCGCAGGCCGGGCGGAGTGTTGTTCACGGGATTCCAGCGCAGCGAGCCCGGCGTGAAGTAGTGGCGGTAGGTCAGGTCCAGGCGCAGCCTGGGGGCGATGCGGTACGACACCCCGCCCAGCGCCTGCAGCGCGATCTCGCCGGGCCGCGTGAGGGTCCCAGCGAGCTTCATCGTCTGCACCGGCGGATTGTCCGGGGTGATCGGGCCGGGCACGTTGCTGAACCAGTAGGTGGTCAGCATCTCGATGTGAGTGATGCCCACGCCCGCGCCGAAGAACGGATCGATCCGCCGCTCCGGCCGCACGTCGTAGATCAGGTTGGCCATGCCGGTGTAGATGGCCGTGATGTCGGTGTTGGCGCCGCTCGCGGGCGCGCATCGGCCGCCGACCGGCGGGGCGGCGCACAGGCCGTAGGGCTCCTGCGGGCGGGCCGCGGAGAAGCCGCCGACATTGGCGCTGGGCGCATGCACCGAGGCGACGCCCGTGTGCTGGAAGCCGAATTCGCCTTCCAGCCGCAGATGCGGCGTGAATCGATAGCCGATCCGCCCGTTGATCTGCCAGTCGTTCTTGAAATCCCAGCGCCAGTCATAGGGTTTGCCGTCGGGCGCGTTCCCGGTGGACCGGCTGTCGATCTCCCCGGGCCAGTGATACCCGAGGTCGAGCGCGCCATACCAGCGCGGCTCATTGAAATCGTGCGCAACAGCACTCGAAGCGGCCAGAAGCGTCGACGCGGCCAAGAATTTCGCAATCAAAACTCACGCCTCCTAAACTCGATCGCACTGCACGTCCGCCCTGCTCGCCGTCCGGTCGCAGGGTTCGGCGCAAAGGCCGCCCTCCTCCTGATCCGCCCTTCTGAATTGGCCCCCGCCCCGGCGAACTCCTCCGATTTCCGACAGGCGCAGGGTCGAGCGCGCCGCGCCCCGGCCTTGCGGCGCGAATCGCGGCGTTCGCCCCGACAACCGGGAAGCCGGCCCAGACTTTCCAGCGGGACAGCCGGGCCCCGTCGGCCCGGCGCCGCAGCGCAGGGCCAGGGTCGCCGCGTTTCCGCCGGGCTTCTTGCGCGTTTTCGTGAAATTTTTCCGCCGCCTGGACGGATTTTCAGGGCCTTGGCCCCGCCCACAGCGGCCGTCGCACGTCTCGGGAAACACGGTATCCGCCGCCTGGCGCCCGCAGCCGTCGCAAATCCCGGACAATAAATACGACGACTTTACGCACGATTGCACTGACCTGGACCAGCTTTGCCGCGGCCAAGCTCCATGCTAATTTCCACGGCAGAGCTTAGTCATCTTTTGTTTACACGGGCGGGGACAATTCGATGAACGCGTTCAATTTAGATCTGACGACCGACACGGCCGCCGCCGAGGCGTTCACCCAGCAGCACCGACACGAGCCCCGGAACCGCGCACCGATGGGGGACTGGTTGCATTCGCCGGGCGTGCACTGGTGCTGGGCCAGCGGCATGCCCCTGACCCGGGGCGCCGCGCGCTGCGGAACGCCGGCGCGCACCCGCCTCGCCGACGGCTCGTGGTGGTGCCAGGCGCACGAGCCGGCCGGCGCCTACGCGCCGACGCAGGAAGAAGCCCTCGACCCGCTCAAGCACGCGGCGGAATAGGCGCGAGGACTCACTGCGAGCAAGTCTCCGTCCGGGCGAGCCGGCGGCCGGTCAGAGGGCTGCAGCTGCAAAGGACGGTCGAAGCCGGTGAGCCGGACGGAAGTCACACGCGCGGTCACGGCCTCCTCATTGCTTCGCATCTGACGCAGATGCCGATTGACATACTTCCCACTGCCGGTGGTATGGCCGCTCGAGGTTCAGGACGGGGGCCATGCAAGACATTCGTTGGATTCCGGTCGCGGTATTCGCGGTCATGATCGGCGCCACGGCGGCGCCCGGCGTTTCACGAGCGGATCAACTCCACGAGGCCCTCGCGCTCACGCCCGAGCACTTTCGCGACACGACGACCCTCAAGGACGACGACCTGTCGGTTTCCGCAACGATCGACACTTCTCAGGGTTTTCAGGAGAAGCACGGTCTTCTTCGCGTCGTGTGGGACGACAATTTCCTACGCGGTTTCATCGACAAGAAGACCGGAAAGCTCACCGCACAGGTCTACCAGAGGATGTTCTACGCGGGCCCCTGGCGCTTCTACGAGCGCGCAGACTATGAGACGCCGGACGGCCCGGTGAGCGAGCCGCTGACGATCATTTCCCGTGACGTGGCCAGTTGCACCACCTACGGCGGCTGCTCGGAAATCGAACAGTTTGGTTTCACGGTGCCGGAAGCGCTCCTGCGGACCTACGCCGCCCGCTACACGCCCGGCGGCCGCGCGGGTTGGCGCTTCAAGTACGAGGCGAAGAACGCCGAGGACTGGCACAGCGGCCTGATGTCGTCCGAGATTAAGGGCTTCCTGATGGCCGTCGACGCCTACCGGGCCGCCCATGGCCTGGGCGACGGCGAGGCCCCCGCAGCCCAAAGCAGCCAGCCCCGCTGAGGCGACGCCCCCCGCAACGGCGGAAAACGCAGGACGCGAATTTTGAGCTGAGTGCTGGAGCGGGCGGGGGGAATCGAACCCCCGACATTCAGCTTGGGAAGCTGTTGCCGGTGATTGCTGTGCGGCATCCCGAGCGCGGGGAGGAGATCATGTGATGAGGTATTCCATCCATAGTCACTGCGCCGGTGCAGAGCGGGTGCCGACGCGATTGCGCGACGAGATCGCAGCGGCAATCGAGGCGGTCGAGGTGCGTGCTGAAAAGGGCGCGGCCCCTCGTATCCGTGACGCCTTCCTGACGAAGATCAGAGAGGCCGGGTGGTCTGGAGAAGTGCCGGCCGCCCGCGGCTCTGACATGACCGTCACTTCGATGAAGGATGGGGTTGGCCTTTGTCTGCAGACCGGCAACATGGCGCGGATGTACGCCGACCTCATCAAGCTGCAGACACTCTACCTGGACAACGCCATCGTCTCGGCGGTGATCGTATTACCTTCCCAACCTGTGGCCTTGCAGATCGGGGACAACATCGCCCAGGCGACCCGGCTCGAACGTGAGCTAGAAATCTTCCGTAAGGCCTACCATGTGCCGACCCTGCTGATGGCGCTGGAGTAACCATGCCCGACACCAATCTCCCCACCTCGCCGACGGGTTCGCGCTTCGGCTGGCCGAAACCCAGGCGTCTCGTGGAGTTCGCCGCTCTCTTGGAACAGAAGGAGCTGCCCACCGAGCGCGTGGTCTTCCAGGGCCGCCCACAGGACATCCCAATCATCCGGGTACCTATCGATCTACCGAAGTACCGGATGGCCAATGGCCGAACGGCCTCGCTGCAGGTCGAATACCTGGCCCGCAATCCCAAGGCGCGCGCAGACCTTTTTACGGGCGACCCCGAGCTATGGGATGCCCAGGAAGCACAGCATGGGCTCCTGCTGCAGCTCTCTAAGCAAGCCGATCTGGCTAAATACTTCGGGGACGTCGCTAATAAGCAGATTAACCCGATCCTGCTCGATGAAAACGGCTTTGCTGTGAACGGCAATCGACGCCTGGCGACCTGGCGTCAGCTGTTGATCGATGAATCTGATAAGTATGGCCACTTCGCCCACATCGATGTGGCCGTGTTGCCGCATTGCGATGAGCGGGAGATCGATCGACTCGAGGCCCGCCTTCAGATCGAGCGCGACATCCGAGCGGAATACAATTGGGATGCCCAGGCGAACATGATGATGGCCAAGATGGCCCGGGAGGAATTCAAGCCGGCTGAGCTCGCCAAGCTCTACGGAATGAAAACTCATGAGGTGCAGGAGCTGCTCGACATGCGTTCGTATGCAGACGAGTACCTCAAATCCCGGGGCAAGGCCGACCTCTGGTCGGTAGTCTCGCCTAACGAATTCGCGTTTCGCAGGCTGGTCGAGTGCCGCTCTAAGATAACTGGAGTGGCCAAGCAGGAAATGTTCAAGGAGGCGGTGTTTGCCCTGATCGATAATCCATCATCGGTCGGCCGCCTTTACCAGGCGATTCCCGAACTGGCCGAAAGCCTGGACGATGTCAGCGTCCGGCTGAACGCAGAATTCTCTACGGGTGTCGAAGAGCCAGCTGGCGAGCTTGAGGAGCTTTTCGGAGGCTTTGGCGTCTCCACCACGCCCGAAACCAGCGTCATAAAGGTCCTAAAACAGCCTGAGAGTATGGATCGGGCGCGTGAGGTGATCGCCGACGTCCTCGAAGGCAAACGGCAGCTGAAGCGCGACACCAAGGCGGCGGGGTATTTGCTCGATGCCTGCGCAAAGGCCAATGCGGCGCTCCAATCGGCCGTGAAGGATGGGCTGCGAGCGGAATCGAAGCGGGCCGGCGTCGCGCTCCAGCTGGATGGAATCGAAGCCCAGGTGACCAAGATTCGAGAATTCCTGGCCAAGCATGCTGAAGGTTGACTACCGCCAGACGGATGGCCGAGCTCATCTGAGTTGGGAGCCGCTTGATGAAAGCGAGGCCTGGCTCCCGCTTGTGAAACGGGTCGTGTTCGACCAAAGCCCGGATGGAGTCCTCGAGGGTGCCACCCGCCTGTCCTTGCCTTGGTTCGATTTCGCTGGGGCCAGAGAGCAATTCCTGCAGGTGTTCATGGTGCACGGTCTACGACCGGGCCATGGGCTGGAGGTGACCCCGGACGCGGCCAAGCTACTTCAGCAGTCGCGCCGCGTGGCTGATACCTACCGTGCGGCGGCCGTCGCTCCGCCGATTGAGCGGAGGGCATTGCTTTATGCGCTGGAGGAAGTCGGCTTCGAGCGCCAGCTCTCCCCACAACAGACACGCAATGTCGGCCGCATGGCCGCCTTACCCGCAGCAGCGACCTTCTCGGTTCCGGGAGCCGGCAAGACAACAGAGGCTCTCGCCTGGTTCTTCCACCGGGCGAGGGACACAGACCGCCTGTTGGTGATCGCCCCCAAGAACGCCTTCGCCGCCTGGGACGAGCAACTCGCCGAGTGTGCGCCCCATATCGAACATGGGTTCGTCCGACTGCGAGGCGGGCGGGACCGTATCGCCTCGAGCCTGGTGAGCGCCCCCCGCTTCAAGCTGATCACCTATCAGCAGCTCACCCGGGTCCAGGACCTATTGGCCCGCCACCTGGCGGAGCATCCCTGCTACGTCTTTCTGGATGAGAGCCACCGCATCAAAGCGGGAGTGACGTCGGCCTCTGGCCGCGCAGTGTTGAGCCTGTCCCACCTCCCCGCGGGCAAGCTCATTATGTCCGGTACGCCTATGCCGCAATCGACGGCCGACCTCGTCCCCCAATTCCGATTCCTTTATCCGGAAATCCCCGCTGAGCCTGACACGGTGGTGGACCTGATGCGGCCGGTTTACGTGCGGACGAACAAAGCTGAGCTCGGTCTGCCGCCGGTGACCCGGTCATTGATCTCCCTTCCAATGGCACCGGTACAACAGGAACTCTACCAGCTCATGCGCTTCGAGGTGGCACGGGAAGCCGCCTCAGCGCTTAGCACCCAAAGCCGCCAAGCATTCCGGTCGCTCGGCAGGTCCGTGGCTCGGCTGCTCCAATTCGTGTCCAACCCCTCATTATTGTCCTCGGAGATCGGTTTCGCCCACCGGAACCTATTGGCGGCCGTGTTGGCCGAGGGCGAAGGGCCCAAGCTCAACTATGTCCTAAAACGAGCGCGCCAACTGGCTCGCGGCGGTCAGAAGGTCCTGATCTGGTCGTCGTTCGTGCGCAATGTCGAATACATGAGCCAGAGGCTCGCCGATGTGGGGGCGGTCTACATCCATGGCGGGGTCGATGCGGGCAGTGAGGACGATGACGAGACACGGGAAGGGAAGATCAAGCTCTTCCATGACGACACGAACGTGCGCGTGATGGTGGCCAATCCGGCCGCCGCCAGCGAAGGCGTCAGCCTGCACCGCGTCTGCCACCATGCGATCTACCTCGATCGCACCTTCAACGCCGCCCACTACCTGCAGTCCGAAGACCGCATCCACCGCTTCGGCCTGCCGCCGGGCCAGGCGACCAACATCGAGATAGTGGAATGTGCCGGGACCGTAGACGAGACCGTTCGCATGCGACTTGGCTACAAGATCGGCCAGATGGCGGCGGCCCTCGAGGACTCATCCTTGAAACCGGATCCTATCCCCATCGATCCCACCGACTTTGAAGCCGAGGACGAGGAGGAATACGCCACCGGTCTAGCGCCCGACGACGTGCGGGCTCTTGTCGCAAACCTGCTTGGAAAGCCAGCGTGAGCCCTATCTCGCCCGGACTTGCCCAGGCATCGTTCGAGCTGCTCCGGCTGATTGGGGTCCAAGGGCTGACGGCCTCCGCCCTGATTGACGGGTTGCACAGGATCGGCGGTATCTCCTCAGCCGAGGTGTTGCGGCTCACCCAGCGCCTGAATTGGATCGCCCTCGGCGACGATGGCCTGCTTGCGGTGTCGTCGTCGGGCAGGCGCCTGCTCGAGCTCGCCGGCTATGAAGCGATGTTGGCTCGGGCGCTCCTCGACTTCGCCGAGCTGACGTCGCCGCCCTGGCTCCAAAACGCCATGTCCGGCCGTGCCCGTGTCCTTGCATTCGCGGATGTGGGCGTCCAGCAGATGATCGTTGAGGCTGGACTGGCCGAAGGCAGCGAGGACTGGATCGTCGATTTCTGGGCCACGCTCTCCGCGCTCGCCCGCGGACGCCGTGATGACCGCTTACTGGCGATTGGGCGGCAGGGCGAGCGTCTCAGTCTCGCCCATGAGACGGTCCGTACCGGCCGGCAGCCCCATTGGGTCGCCATCGACAGCAACGAGGATGGCTTCGACATCCTGTCCGTCCTGGATGCCGGCGACCGCACCCCGCTGGCAATCGAAGTCAAGGCCAGCACCCAGAGCCTCAACAGTGGAGCACACATTACACGGAACGAGTGGGACACGGCGCAGTCTGGAATGGCGCACACATTCCACTTCTGGGACCTGAAGCCAGGCTCGCCCCCAAGGCTTGCGGTCCTGGCCGCTGCTGACCTCTGCAAGCACATGCCTGAGGATCAGGGCAAAGGGAACTGGGAAAGCGCCTTGGTACCGTTCAGCGCGTTCGCCGAACGGTTCGGTCAGGCGCTCCTGGCTTAGGCGGCGGCGCGGCGGCGCCCGTGCCAGGACAGCGTGTTAAACCATGTCCCGACAAGGAGCCCGCTAAAGATTGCAAGGCCGTTCAGCGTCAGTTTGCGCGATCCAGGGATTTCGTCCGCCACCTCGCCTTCCGCCGCCGCCTCCGCGACATAGCCGATGGCAGCGTGCTGGACGTCGTTCGACGCATCCCGGAGCTGCTTCAGGACGGCCTCGGCCAGGTCCCCGAGGAGATCGGCAACCTCGAACGGCGTCAGGCCTTCTGCCCGGTGGCTCCAGACCTGTTGCAAAGCGAAGGGCGTGCTCGTCCTCAGGCACTGCTCGGCCTCACTGAAACGCGCGCCCAAGGTCATCATGGTTCGTTGCACGAAGGCGGAGCCCTGGAGTTGGCGAAGGACTTCATCGTCGAGTTCGATCTCGCGGATGTCCCGCGACGGCCCGAACATAAAGCGCACCTGCCAGCGGACTCCGCCGGCGGTTCTATGATTGGCCAGCTCGAACCGCATTCCGCTCTTGAAGCGTAGCCCCCTGATGGCTGCGCGGAAGGTGCGCGCCTGTGGATAGGTCCGGCCCTCGCGGTCAGGCGGCGTGATCAGCGGCGCAAGCTTGGGCAAATTTAACTGCACGCCGACGGTAGTGAAGGACGGCAAGGCCTTCGGCAGAGTGCCTTGGACCGCGTGAGCCACCAGGTAGGTGAAGGTCGGCGGGATGGCGTTGCCAACCATCTTGGCCTTCTCCGCGAACGAGCGGGCATAGAACTGATAGGTAATGGGGAAACCCTGGAGACATGCCCTTTCGCGGACCGTCAATCGACGGAAGGCGGCTGGATTTCTAGGGTCGGAGATCACGATACTCTCACGTGACACGCGCGTGCAGGTCGCTGTCACCGTTCGCGCAGGGGCATCAAGCGAGTCCGGAAAGGCCATGTTGTTGTAGACCGGATGGAAGGTCTTCGCCTCCCTGTTCATACGGAGCTCCTCCGCGTTCAATGCCGGCTCGGCCTCCATGTCCGTCACTTTGGCGATGGGCAGCCGGACGCCCCAGACGGGATCACATACTTCCACGGTGGTCGCCATCGCGCGGACGACGTCACCGAGGGTCCGGTCAGGCAGCCGCCGTCCATACTCCTTGATCAGCTCGAAGGGGACGTTGCCTACGATGCAGCGACGCCGCGACTGGGGCGCGCCATATTCCGAAAAGTCGATGATCTCGATCTGGGGCTGTAGATGTTTGAACCGATGGAGCGGGTGGCCCGCCGAACGCAGGCCTTGGCTGAGCACCTGGGCGACCCGCGGGACGTTCTCCAAGGCCCAGAAGCGGGGCTTCAGGTGCTCGACGATCTCGAGGAACTTAATTAGGTCCTTCAGCCCTTCGGACAGGTTCCCACTACCGCCTCTGTTCGAATAGGAGAACTCTGTGCAGGGCGGGCTGCCCACGACGACGTCGATGTCCGTCGGCAGGTCCTGCAGATTGAGCTGCCGGATGTCGATAGACTTCAGCTCGCCGCCGTGATTGGCGTTGTGCGTATCGATGGCCGGCTGCCACCATTCGTAGGAGTTCACGACCTCCAGTCCGGCCAGCCGTAGGCCCAGGCTCCAGCCGCCGATCCCCGCATACAGGTCGATCGCCCGCATCTTCTGATCCTGCTTCTTCAACGGCCTTACGATTCGCCCCGACGTTCAGTGGGGGAGCGTAGGTGCCCTCTAGCTCTGTGGGAAGGCCGCGGATCGCGTGTCGATCGGGGTGGCCCAAGGAAATCGGTAAGCCGCTTGATGAGCGCATCAAGATCCACGGTCTCACACTCCCAAATGACTAACGCGCGCCAGCCCATCGCCTCGGCCTGAGCCTGGAGGCGAGCGTCCCGCTCGCGGTTGCGTCTGAACTTCGCGTGCCAGAACTCGGTGCGGGTCGCCGGAACGCGGGCGTGCCGACAGCCCGGATGTTGATGCCAAAAGCAGCCGTGCACAAAGATGGCGATCCGGCGGGCGGGGAAGGCCACGTCGGGACGGCCCGGCACGCCTTTCAGCTGGGTACGGAAACGATAGCCCAGCTGATGGAGGGCGGACCGGACGACCAGCTCCGGCTTGGTGTCGGCGCGTCTGATGCGAGACATCAGGTGGCTTCTGGCCGACGGGGTGAGGCGGTCCATTTCCCTTAGATAGATGAATGAGCCGCTGCTGCCATCGGGAGGGTGATGATCTTGAGGCCGAGCGCGCTCGCGCGGCACCCGCTAGCGCTGCACCTTGAGCGCAAGGGGGACCGAGACTACCCCGTACACAATCGTCTGAGGCCGAGGACCGTGATGCGTTAAAAGAAGCGAGCTGCCACTGGGGCGGATCATAGAAGTGGTACCGCCTGGGTGACTCGAACACTCGATTACGAAATCAAGTCAAGCTCGGCGGAAAAGCCGAACGATGATATAGGCTTCGGCTGAATTTGAGAGCCTTCCGCCACGGCTACCCACTCCCCTCCCAGACGGGACGAAGCTGGCGAATGGGCCGTTTCCTAGTTTGCGCGCTTTGACGTGGGAAACGCCGAATATGCGACCTGCGTCATACCTGCGGAAACCGCCGAGCACCCGCCGCCGGCGGCATGATCCACCTGCGGCCAGGTGATCGTGCGCTTTGGGGCCCGATGCCAATGCCGGCTTCGAGCCTGAGCGGATTTTGGACCTGATGATCCGCTCCGACCGTTTCTGGCTCTTAGCTGACCTTCAGAAGGTCTGCCCGACCTCAGCGCACTCAATGCTTGCCATGTCGATTGCCACGCGGCGCGGCCGGGCTAAAGCGAAATCCGAAGTAACTTCAGCAGCGCCGGGACGTTGGTGCCCTGTTCCAGCGCCAGGACCACCAAGGTCGTAGCTATAGCGACGCGAACCCCCGACTTGAGCAGGACCGTGCCGAACGCCATCCAGGGATGTCCGCTTCGGAGGAACGCGCTCACGATCGCTTTCTCGTCATCGCTCGCTCGCATAGCCATGCACGTCTCCTGCCTTCGGCGGCGTGCCAGGCCTTTGGACAATCTTGATATGCAATTAAGATAAGCAAGTTTGCAAATCCATTTTGCATCGCAAGGCTTTCAGCGTATCTGGTGGGTGGGCGAAGGAGAGTGGCATGTCCGTCCCGACAGCGGCGCTGCGCAAGGCGCGCGAGAATGCAGGCATCAACCAGGGCGAAATGGCCAAACGCCTGGGCGTTAGCAGCAACAGCGTCGTCTCGCGCCTGGAGAAGGCCGACGTCACCGACCAGTCCATGGCCGAGCGCTACCTCAAGGCCATCGGCACCGAAGACAGCCTGGACATGCTCGACTTCTTTTCGCGGAATTGGAAAATCTCCAAGCGGCCCGACTTTCGCCACCCCAACCGCGACGTGCTGTGGGCGGCCGAGCAGGCGCTCCAAGACCTGGAGGCGTTCGAGGCCGCGGACGAGTTCGATCAGTTGCTCACCGCGCCACTGAACTTCATCCGCGACGCGCTGTTGGCGACGGCGGACTATGTCGGGCGCACCGACCACGCTCTGGCCTGGATTGGCACTGTTGGCATCGGCAAGACCACAGCCCTCTCGCACCTGACGAACCTCGTGCATCCGGATTCTGCAGGTCGGCCGCGGGCCATCTTCCCGACCTCTGGTGGGCGGACCACTACAAGCGAGGTGGTGGTGCGCACCGCGCCGGCCTTCAGCGTCGCCGTCGAACCCAAGAGCGAAGACGAAATTCGCCTGCTGGTGAAGGAATTCGTCGATGCTGCGGCGGACGGCAAAGGCGGGATTTCCACCGAGCTCGAGCGCGCCATCCGCAGCATGGCCGACCTGCCGAAGCGCAAGGATCCCTCAGACCCCAAGACCTTGCTGGATCCGGTCAAGGAGCTGCTGGACGGCGCCTCCGGCGGGCGCGAGGACGTGGTGCACGCCATCGTCACGCGGATGCGTCTGGAGCAGCGCACCGAGACGCAAATGTTCATGTCGGAGAACAACGCGTCGGGTCTGCAGTGGCTTTCTTCAGTCGTGACCGACATCAACTTCGGCCGCCATCCCCGTTTCTCGATCCCGGACCGGGTGACCGTCTTCCTGCCGAAGTCGGTTATGCGCAAGTCACCCTACGACCTGACGATCATCGACACTAAGGGAATCCATGGGGCCACGGACCGACCTGACCTGCAGGCTCTGACGGCCGACCCCCGGGCGCTGAGCATCCTCTGCTGCGCGTTCAACGACGCACCCGGACAGGAACCACTCAACATTCTGAAGGGCCTGAAGGAGATGGGATCGGATGCCCTCGACCGCCAGCGAGTCGCGCTCCTGGTCCTTCCGCGCGGCGACGAGGCGATCAGGGTGATCGACGATTTCGGCGAACCGGTGGAGTCGGTGGAAGAGGGTTACGCCTATCGGGACCGCCAAATTCAGGACAGCCTCAAGGCCGCCAACCTCCCGCCAGTGCCCGTTATCTACTTTAATGTGGCCGACGAGGGCGCTGGGGTGGTCTGGCAGGAAATTAGCCAGCAGGTGGACCAGATTCGCCAGCGGCAGCTGGAACGCCTCGAGCGCTTCACCGACCTCGCGGCCGAGCTGCGGACCAACGCCGACGCCCACCGGATTCAGCAGGCCCGGGTTACGCTCGCCAAAGAGGCCATCGCGATCGCAAATGACTACGAGGCCATTCCTGGGTCGGTTAGCGTTGCGCAGAAGCGCCTGCTGCAGGAGCTCAAGGCAAGCCATCCCAGCACCATCGCCGCCGCGGCCTTGCGCAATGGTTCGTGGTTTAATCTCGACGTCCACCATATTGTCGGCACCGGGGTGCGGGCGGACGCCAACCGGCGTACGAGCGAATTGGTGTCCCGAATCACGGGCCGCCTGGATGGCCTGAAAAACCAGTTCGCCTCCACCCCGGAAGCCGTGGCGCTCGTGGAGACCTTGGCAGAGGATCTCTCGGACTGGCACCAGGAATTTCTCGCCCGCGCGCAGAGCATCGGCCGTAACACCTTCAAGCCCTATCTCGACAACGACGTCGAGTTCTGGGCCGACCTGCGCAATCGCTATGGGCAGGGCACCGGCTACCGCGACGACATTATCGCCAAAGTCGACAAGTGGTTCGAGGGCTCAGCCCTGAACCCCGCGCGCGCCAAGATCGATGCGCGGCTTAGCGACGCCTGGAAAGAGCTCGTGCTCAGCAAGTTGGTTGAGACGACCGCTCTTGAGGCGTTAGCGGGCTAACCAATGACGCGAGCTCGTCCGCGCTCGCTCTTCCGATGTCTGCATCCTGGCCGCCCCCCCCCAATCTCTGCTTCGGGGGCAAAGCGGCCTCAAACAGGCGGGCAGCCGATTGGCCGGAATCCACCCACCCACAGCCGCCCTTCGGAATGTCCGCTTGTCAGACGGGGCGGCCTGGCGCTGGCCAACTTCGGCTTTCCACCCGTTGTGGACGCTGCGGTAGGCCCGCTCGTGATCGCGCTCGGCAGCGAACCAGCCGGAACCACGGCGGTGAGCGGTGCTGGCGCAAGCGGAGCATTCGTCGCTTACGACCACGCAGCGCTACAACGAGGTCAATGCGGAGGCTAAGCGGCGGGCGGTCGACCTCCTGTGACCGATGATCTGATGGGATGTGCAGCATGAGCGACCGGTACCGTTCGATCGACGAACTGAGGAGCAGCGAACCTAGAGACGCGTGGGAAATCGTCCACCGGAGACGGAGTTCGAGCGCCCTAATTATCGCCATCCACGGCGGGAAGATCGAACCCGGTACGCGTGAGATCGCGGAGGCGATCGCCGGACCTGACCACAGCATGTACGCGTTCGTCGGCAAGAAGGCTGGGGGCAACTCCGACCTTCACGTCACCTCGACACGGTTTCGTGAGTCGGTGCTGATGGAGTTGTTGGGCGAGTCCGACATCGTGCTTTCGGTGCACGGCAAGCGGGATGGCGGTCGACCGGACATCCTACTCGGCGGTCTCGATCGGGTTCTTATCGACCAGCTCCACGGCAGCAGGAGCAGCTTCCGTTTCTCAGTCGATGGAAACCAATCGCTACTTGGCAGGGACCCGGAAAACGTCTGCAACCTCAACCGCAGGCGATGCGGCGTCCAGATCGAAATCCCTAGGACCCTGCGTCACTCCCTGATCAAGGACCGGAACATGCTCGATTGCTTCGCGGGGGTGCTGCGTGACGCAATCGCCGCCACTCAGAGAACATTGAGTTCCTGACGAGACCCCAATGAATCAGACCCAGAACGCACAGGAAACGCGGATTCCAAAACGTCTCCAAAACCGCCAAAACGGCGGCCGGTCCGTCGCGCTAAGTCATTGATTTTTGGAGCGGGCGGGGGGAATCGAACCCCCGACATTCAGCTTGGGAAGCTCCATAGTTCCTGAACGAAATCAACGCCGTTCCGGAAAAACGCCCCCCATCGGCCCCCAACGATATCAATAGCTTGCGGGCGCGGAGAAAAACCGCGGAGACCGGTTTATCGCCGCCTGAGCGGCAGCTCAAGACGCCGCCGGCGCGCCCCTCGACCCCGCCCGCGCGCGCTTCCGTGGCGCCCCGGCTCGCAGCTCTTCGAGTTCGCGCTCGAGCGCCTCGCAGCGCTCGGTCATTTCGAGCAGCGCCATCGCGACCGGCTTCGCGCGGAACGTCACATAGAGCCTTGCGCCCTGCATCCTGGAGCGCGTGCCGCTGATGATCAGCCGCTCGAGGTAGCCCCGCTTGACCATGGTCTGAGCGTGCTTCTCCAGAGCGCAGACTGCTTCGTCGTCGACGCCCTCGCGGCAGATCACCAGCTGGATCTCGCCGCCGTTCTCGCGGCAGGTCTTCAGCAGCAGCCGGTCCATTTCGTCGAAAAGTTCGCCGTCGAGGTCCATGCGTGGCAGATGGGGCGTCCGCGCCGACGGCAAGCGCCGCGGCAGGGCGCGCGACGGCCGCGACACCGTCAAGGGAACCTTTACATCGGCTCCGTATTGACACGACGCGGCGAACCCATAGATGTTGCCGCCATATCCGCTACGCCGGGAACTATCCGGTTGACGTGCCAACCACAACCCGTTGTGCGGTCATGAGAAATTCAGAGCTAGACGCGGCGGAGGCGGCATCGCCTAACCGTTCATCCTCGGGAGAGGAGTTCCTCGTGGAAGGCGTTGGCGATGCGTTCAGCGTCGCCAACGGTGAGGAACGGGGCTGTCCTCCAGTCGAGGAAATCGCCACCCCATGGCCCGACCGGGAAAAGTCCGAACGCCCTTCCGTACTCGATATGGTTTATCAAGTGCGGAGGGGGGAGGCTGACGGCGTGGAGCAAGAGTTGTCCGAGTTGCACCGTCGTTACCTGAGCGTTTCCGTGACCGCTACTGACTTTGGTGACTGGTCGCTCGGATAGCTCCATGCCGCGATGTCTGACGCAATGGGCGCGGGCGGATCTGACGCCCGCAGACGAAAAAAGCCCGCCGGCGCGAACGCCGGCGGGCCAGGTGCTTCCTTCAGGGAGGACGGAAGCTCGTCAGGCGCCGCCTTCGGGAGCCGCGAGCGGCGCCGCGGGCGCAGGAGCCGGAGCCGGAGCCGGCGCGGGTTGCGACTCGGCCGCAGCGAGCTCGGCGTCGACGCGGGCGAAGTCGGTGTCGCACTTGGCGCTGATCGCGGCGATCGCCGCTTCGGCCGTGGCCTGGTCGCGGGCGGACAGGCCGGCCTTGGCCGTCTGGTAGAGGCTGACGACGTCGGCCGCGACCTGCTCGGCGAGCCCGGCTGCGGCAACGATGGTGGCGAGAGAAACGGGCACTGAGGCCTCCTTTGAATGTGGGAACGCGGGACGGGAGCGGCCGCCGGTCAGCGCGCCGGCGCGATCGAGGCGCCGGTCAGGGCCTCGAGGTCGGCGACCAGCGCCTGGAAGGCCGAGATCTGCGCCGCCGTGGAGGTGGCGTTGCCGGCCGCATAGGCCGCCTCAGCCGCCTTGCGCGCGGCGTTGGCCCTGGCCAGGTCCTCGCGAGCCGTGGCGATCGCGACGCCCTTGAGGACGCCGGCCTTCAGCGCGGTTTCGACCGCCAGGGTCGCGGCGTCGAAGGTGGCGTCGAGCGCGATCACGGCCTTGCCCTGGTCGACAGGGCTGACGGCGGGCGCGGTCGCGCAGGCGGAGACGGACAGGGCCGCGATGGCGGCGCCTGCGGCGAGCAGGTGACGGATGGTCATGGTTTCGGTTTTCCGTTTCAGGTGAAAACGAGAGGGCGGCCGTCAGGCGGCCGCAGTAGGCGCAGCGGCCGCCGCCGGATCCGGCGCGAGCTCAGAGGGCGCGGCGGGTGCCGTGAGCGTGGTGACGACGGTCGCGACCGGCGCTTGCGAGGCGTCGATCTTCGCCGCCAGGGCCCGGATCTCGGCGATCAGGTCGGAGGCGTCGAGCGCAATGGTCACCGTGCTCGAGCTCGCGGCGATCTTTGGCTTGCGCGGGAAGATCACGTCGAGCACCGGCCAGAGCGGAGGCGCCGCGTTGATCCCCGCGACCAGGCGGCTGAACGCCTGCCGCTTCTCAAGGAACGACCAGCCCAGGCCCGCAGCCGCGACGGCGACGGAAACGAGGATGTTGACCAGCTGGTCGACCTGGTCGGGCGTGGCGAGGCCTCGGGCCAGCATCAGGCCCGCGACCGCGGTCAGGCCGTGGCGGGCCAGCAGGGTTACGGCCGCCGCCACGAAGCTAGGCAGCGGCGGGGCGGACGCCGGCGCGGAGACGCCGGCGTCGGTTGTATCAGTCATGTGAGGGGATCTCCGCCGACCGCTGCAACCGGCCGGCTTGAAGGTGCGGCGGAACGCCGTCCGGCACAGGCTGGGCCGGAAGCGCTCCGCCGCGGCCGCGCGTTGCAGGCGCGGATCTCGAGAGAGGGGTCAGCCCGGCCAGATCAGCTGGGCGGTCTTCAGCACCGCCTCGCGGTCGCTCAGGCCGTTGGCGCCGCCGTTGACCTCATGACTGATGGCGAGGACGTCGCCGCGGTCGGCCAGGTCGTTCAGGCCGCGCACCGACCACCAGCTCGCCGCCGTCTCGGCCGCGATCGCGGGGACGGCCAGCTGGTCGGGATCAGCGACCAGGTCGACGCCGGCGTGCGGTGAGGCGGCCGCGTAGTTGTCTTTGAAGGTGATTCCGATGAAGCCGCGGCCCCGGTAGCGCCAGCCGTCGCCGGGCTCGCTGTTCCCGAACCGCCCGCCATAGATCAGGTTCGCCAGCTTCTCGGGCTGGTGCACCAGGCCCTGCGCCAGCGACAGCGCCGGGATCTTGTGCGCGAACAGCGCCATCAGGCGCTTGGGGTCCGAATAGTCGAGGTCCTCCTCGAGCCGCGTGAAGCCCCAGCTCTCGACACTGAGCTGGGCGAGGAAGTTGCGGACGCGGGCGGGCGTATCGATCCCGTGGCGGGCGCAGGCGGCGTCGAGCACGGGCGCGAGCGCCTGGGCGTCGCAGCGGGCCGCGAGCATGCGCAGGCGCAGCGGCGTGATCGCCGCTGCGGCGGTGAGGTCGGTCATGGGAGATCTCGCGAAGGGACGCGAACGGCGTTCGCGTCAGCGATGAGGAAAGTTGCCGGACAGGTGCTCGAGCCACTGGCCGAGCGCGGCCAGGGCGGCGCCGCCGACCCACAGCACGACGCCGAGCCCGGAGATCGTGCCGACGACCTGGAAGACAATCTGCACCAGGTCCTTGGCCACCTCGATCCGCGACCGGCGCGACGGACCGAACGGCGCAGCCAAAGGCGGCGCAGCGACCGGCGCCTTCAGCAGGACGTCATGGATGCGTCCGATGTCCCGGCGCAGGCCGCTGATCGAGCCCTCGACGCGCTGGACGGACTTGCCGATCTCGGCGTACCGCGTCGCGCAGTCCTTCTCGTGGTCCGATTGCCACTGATCCAGCCGGGCGATCGCCCGCACCAGGTCCTCGCGGCCCTCCCCCTCGGAGGCGCGCGTGGGTCGTGACGTCATGAACGCCCCCGTTCAGCTGTGATGTGGAATTGGAAGCCGCCGTTGAGCCACCGCTCAGCTTGTGAGACGGTGCGGCTCTACGAGGGGCTCATGCAGAAACAGCGGTTCGAAATCTTGGACGGCCTGCGAGGCGTGGCGGCCGTGTGCGTGGTCGTGTTCCACGCACACAACTATCTCGGTTTCAACCACCTAATGCCTCGCGGCTATCTCGCCGTCGATTTCTTCTTCGTGCTCAGCGGGTTCGTGATCGCGTATTCGTTCGAGCACCGCCTTGTCACGAAGAAGCTGACCGTCGCCGAGTTCATAAGAACTCGCTTCCTTCGCCTCGCGCCCATGAATGTGCTCGGACTAACGGTCGGGGCGAGCTGCGGCGCCCTTTTGGTGAGGTGGCTTCCGTCGCAGTTCGACGTTTCCGGTCAGCAGTGGACGTTCTTCGTGATGGCGTTCGCGACTACGGCGCTGTTCTTGCCGTACTTTGCATCCGGCAGCGCCGTCATGATGCCGGCGAACCCGCCGTCATGGTCACTGTTTTTCGAAATGGTGGCGAACATCGGATACGCTATCTCGGTGCCGTTTCTGCGCACGTCCGCGCTTGTCGCAACCTGCGCGGTCGCTATGGCCGGCCTCGTCCTCTATGGGGTGACCTGGGGCAGCATCGAATATTGTCCGACCGCGACTACCGCCCTACTCGCGGGCGCGCTCAGGGTGTCCTTTAGCTTCCCCGCTGGAGTGCTCGTCTATCGGTACTGGAACGGCGGCAACAAAGCTCCGCGGGTCGCGGCCTGGGCGATCTGCGCGTTGCTGGTCGCCATATTCCTCGCACCCGGAGGCGGCCCGAAACACCGTTACATTCTCGACTTGGCGGTGATTGCGCTGATACTGCCGCCGCTCGTGTGGATCGGTGCCAGTGCCAGGGAAACGGGCAAGCTCTGGCGCTTGTCCGGCGAGCTTTCATACCCGCTCTACGCGATCCACTACATCCCACTCGTCGCGGCCTGCGTGGTGATCTCGGGCGCTACGGAAAGCCTCGCGCTCCGGGCTGCAGGTCTCGCCGCCGTCGTAGCCGCTCTGTGCGGCGCCGCGCTCATGGCGAGCCGAGCGGAAAGGGCAATGCGCCAGGCGCTTGAACCGAAAGGCGCCCCCCTGGTCAAACGCTTAGTGGAGTTTGGCGCGCACAACAGGGCTCATCCAACCACGCCTTTGGCGCGGCTATTCCGCGCGAACCCGCCAAAGCCACTCGTGCCTTGCCAGATCTGCGGCGCCCCCGCCACGCCCGGAGGCGTGATGGGGAACGTCTGTCAGTCGTGCGGTGCCTGGTGACCCTCAGAACAGCAGCGCCCTGAGGAACGCCACCGCCATATCCGCCGACCCCGCATTGGTCGGATGGATGCCGTCGCCCTGGTAGAGCACGGACGAATAGCTCTGCGACACGAAACGCTGGCTGAGGTCGATCACCGGAATGGTCGAGCCTGCCGCGGCGTAGACCTGGGCGGCGATCGCCTGCTGCTGCGCTGTCGTCGAATAGCTGGCGATCGACGGCATGCCGATCACCAGGATCACGTTGCCGCCGCCGTTTTGGGCCGCGGCGATGATGCTCTGGAGCTGCGAGAGGTAGCTGCTTGGGCTTGTGGCAAAGTGCGCGTCGTTGATCGTCAGATTGATGATCGTCAGATCAGGGTTCAGGTACTTGATCGCCGGGATGGGGTCCCAAACCGCCGGGGAGGAGTAGGTATAATCGGCGACCGTCCAGCCGGAGTTCGCCCCGTTGTGAATCTGGATGGCGGAATTGGCGCTGTTGTAGCAGGCGACGTCCCAGATATAGACGTTCCCGCTCGCCCAATTGATGTTCAGGACGTGAGCCCCTAGCCCAGCCGCGGACACGGTCGCCTTCATAAGGCTCGCGCCGCCCGTAATGCTGATCGTCGTGGCCGAGCCGCCGTCGAAGTTCCAGGTGAACGACGCGGCGCTTCCCGTGTTGACGTAGTAGATGTCGCACTTGTCGATCTGCTTGCTCGGCGTCGCGACAAGCGGCTGGGCCGATCCGGTCGAGGAATTGCCGAGCCAGCCGGCGCCGATCCCGATGTGCGTCGTGCCTGACCAGCCAGTCGTGGTGGTGAATAGGGCCGTGTTCGACCCCATGCCCGTGTCGGTCGTTGTCGGCCAGCCGGCCGCGTTGAGGAGGCTCCCGAGCTGAATGGGCGTATCGAGCGCACCGTTGCGGACCATGGTGCTGTCGCTCAGGATCAGGAACTTCGGCGCACCTCCGCCGTTCAACGCTTGGCTTCGGACCGTTCGCCAATGCAACAGGTTCGCGGGATTGAGGTTGGCGTACCCGAACGTGCTGTTCGCCGGATTGGCCGGAACGATCGCGCCGGCATAGGCCGTAGAGACCCAGAGCACAGACGCGACGAGTGCGCAGAGAAGCGTGCGGATGGCTTTCATGGTCCCCTCCCGTCACTGATAGTAGAAGTTGGCCTGCACGCCATTGGTCGGCGCGGTGTTGCCGGTCGCGGTCGTGGTGCAGGCGATGGAGATGGCGGTCGAGAAGGCCAGTCGCCCCTCACCGTTGTATTTCTCCTCCCACGCCCCGGCGTTGGTCACGGAGCCGCCGGGAACGCGCCAGGGGAACTTCGGCTTGGTGGTCCCAAGCACGACGGACCCCGGCGCGGCATCGAACACCTGACAGAACACGTCTGAGGAGTTGTTATTCCACAGCGCCACGCCGTAGAGGCTGTGAGCCCCCGACGCGACCTGGACGACGGTGCTGGTCAGAAGCGCATTGTTGCCGCCGTCAGCGGCCCAGGTGGAGACTCCACCCGTGCCGCTAGGCGCCGAGCCGCCAGTCGACGTCGGCCCGTCCGCCGCCTCGGTGAAGGCCATGACCTGCGCATTGGCGATCGGCACATAGATCGGCTGATCGCCGGCTTGCAGGCGCAAACCCTTGGTCTCTCCGCCGGTCGGTGAGCTCGCCGGCAGGGTCATCACGACGGCGCCGGACAGCACTGTCACTCGCACCTGGGCCGACGCGGGCAAACCGCCGAGCGTCAGGTCGCTGCGGCCGAGGCTAATAACTGGCGTCGAGCCCGCACCCGAAACATTCTCAGTCCCAAAGAACACCGCGGGCTGATTGCCCGGCGCCGTGCGAACGTAATCGAGGCGGACCTTGTAGGCGGCCTCGGCCGGAACGGCGAAGGACAGGACGACGAGGACGAACGCAAGCGCGCCCGCCCAGCGCGCCGCGAAGGCGCGACCGATGCGCGTGAAGCTCATGAAGATCTCCGGGAGAAAAGCGGGTTCGCGAGCGCGACCAAGGTCAGCCGGGGCTCGAACGCCTCAGCCGCCGAACTGCCAGGCGCCGAGCGCGTCGATGTACATGGCGAAGCCGGATGGCATGCTCACGGTGTTGAACCCGAACACGATGCAGTTGCACCAATCGGGCGCGATCCCGTTCGAGGGGCTCGACTCGTCGGCATACAAAGTCCCGGCCGAAGCTAGGCTCCATCCCGCGCCGACCGTGGGATCGAAGGTGATCGCCGTCTCGCCGAAGAAGACCATGTCGGACCCCAGAACCGGCAATCCTTGCGAGTCGAATCCGAGGAGCTTGGCGAAGTTGGAGTCCGCCCAGAGCGTGACGTTTCCGGCGCTCGCGCCCGGTATGGGCGGGATCTTGTATTGGAACTGCTGCGCCGCCTGCGCGCCAGGCTTGAAGTCGCACGCCAGGTGGAATCCTGCCCCTGTGCCTCCTCCGACCCCGGTCTTGAGGAACTGCAGGCTCTGAGTTCCGGCGTAGGCCTGGGCGCTGGAGAGCGAAAGGGAGGAGGAGGCATAGATCGAGCCGTCGGCGTTCTGCCATCCTGCTCCGTAGCGGAGCAACCCCGAGACGGTGATCGTGAAGCTCGAGCCGGCGGCGAAGGGCGTCGAACCGGCGGTGACCAGGAACTGGATTCCGCCGATATAGAGCGCTCCGACCGCCCCCGTGCCGTCGACCTGGCCGCTGGGCTTGGTAACCGTGAAGGCCGTCGCCGAGCTGAACGACACCTTCCAGCCGCCAGGGATCAGCGGCGCCGGCGCATAGACCTTACTGATCGTGCCGTTGCCGGTCCCGGTAATCGCCGAGACCGAAGTCGAGCCGATCCGCGTCGTGCCGACGCCCTGGTCGATCCAGGTCATCACGCCGATCGAGGAGCCCTCGAACGTGCCGGCGCTGCCGTAGAGGTTCTGTGCGCTGTTGGCGCTGATCTGGGAGGCGATCTGGTGGTTGGCGCCCCAGAGGATGCGTCCGTCGACGATCAGCTGGCCGGGGCCGCCGAGCAGCTGGCCCGAGGCTGCCGGCCAGCCGTAGCCCTTGACGTTGTCCAGCACGATTCGGCTGAACTTGTCCGAGGTGTTGAAGAAGTAGTTGTTGGGCCCGGTCTGCGTGACGAGCAACGTGCCGCCGCGGATCACCACGTCGCATGAGCCGCTGAGGTCGAACGGGTAGTTGGTGGCGCCGGACGGCTGCTGCTTCTCGAAATGGACGTCGTTGAAGGTGGCGACGCCGCCGCCGACGTACCACTGCAAGCAGTAATCGAGACTGCCGCCGAATAACACCAGCTCATAGGCCGGATTGTTGATCGCCAGCGTCGAGTTGAACAGCTTACAGGAGTGGAAGCAGACCTCCTCGCCGGCGTTGGTGGTGACAGCCTGAACCGACACGCAGGTCTGGGTGTTCCAGATCGAGCAGCCGTAGAAATCCAGGCAGTAGGTCTGGTTCTCGAAGCTCATCCCGACGTTCACGTCGTGGATGGCGATGTTGTAGTATTGCCCCCGCGTCGACGGCCCGTTGCTAGCCAGGGTGTTGAACTCAATCGCCACGGCATAGGAGGTCTTTCCCGGACCCGCGATCTCGAAATTTCCCCAGGAGAACGGCTCGTGGCCGTAGGCCGGCGAACTCGCCTGCGACTGCACGAGCAGCAGGGTGTTGTTCGGGACCTGCTTGATGGACAAGCTGGTGATCGAGACGTTGTTGTTGGTCTGGAAGCCCACCCAGGCCCCGCCAGCCGGGATGGTCGCCGGCGTGGTGAACACGATCGTGTAGGCCCCGGCCGCATTGACCGTGTAGGCGAGGCCGGCGCCATAGCCGAGACCGTTGTTGGCCGGGCCGCCCGAACCGTCGAGGACCCGGAGCTCGACATAGGTCTGGTTCGAGCCGCCGTTGGAGATCGAAGCGACCGTGAAGGTCGCGGTGTAGGTCGTGCTGGCCTGCACGCCCGGCATCTGCCGGCCGAAGTCGTCGTAATAGCCCTGGTTCGACGGGCCCGCGTCCGGGATGGTGTGGGTCGCCGCGTTCCCGGAGATGACCCACGGGTGAACGCCCTCGCTGAGCGTACCGGTGAGCCAGCCGGTCGCCGAGGCGAAGGTCGGGTCGGGATTCAGCTCCGGCATGCTCGCCGGGTTGGTGGTGGTCCGGCCGCCGAAGTCGAGCTTGGCGCCGCGGCCGAGCAAACCGCAGAGGGTTGGATCGACGGTGAGCGTGCCCGAGGGGCAGTGATAGGTCCGATCCTCGAGATGCACCTGGCCGCGACCGCGCACGGTCTGCACGTAGCTGACCGCCGCCTGGATCGCCGGCAGGTCGCTGTCGGTGCCGTCGAGCGGCGCGCCGAACTTAGCCGGCGTCGGGATCTCGTCCGAGGCCAGCTCGAACCAGCGGCCGTTGGCGGACTGCGCGCGCCAGGCGGTCGCCCCGGTGTTGGCGGAAGAGACATAGAACGCACCGCCGACACCCGCCTTCGCATAGCCGGAGGTCCGCACCACATCCGTCCCGAACGGGATGGTGATCGAGCTGAAGGCGGTGAAAAGTCCGACCTGCATCGCCGCCGGCAGAACGAGCTGGCCGCCAGCGCCGCCTCCGGTCCCGCCCTCCCCCCCGCCCGTGCCGACGATCACCAGGTCGCCGATCTCGATCAGGCGCTCGATCTCGATATCGCCGTCCGGGACGTAGGCGCCCGCGGCGGTGAAGAAGAGCAGCGGGTTGCGCGGGTCGCGAACGGCCGTGAGGCCGGGTGCGGGCTGGACGTACATGCCGGGCTCCGCTCACGGAAAAGCCCACGCGCGAACGGCGTTCGCGCTGGGGCGGGAACAGGGAAGGATTAGGCCGCCGGCCTCTTGCCCTTGCGGGTCGGGGCCTCGACCGGCTCAAGGTCGACGTGGGTCCAGCCGCCGTCGCGGTAGGCGGCGGCCTTTCCCTCCGGCGGTGCGGGCGGCGCATCGAAGGTCGCGTGGGCCGGCAGCAGGAAGTCGATCGGCGCGAGCGCCGTGGCCTCGGCTTTGGCCGTCTCGACTTCGGCGACATAGGCGTTCCAGGCGGCGTCGAGCGCCGACCGCTGTTCGGGCGACCATTCCGGACCCGCGGCGGCCGGCCGGCCGACGGCTTGGGCGGCCAGCGCATAGCGCCCCTTGGCGGCAGCCTCGCGCTCGGCGACCAGCACGCGTTGGCGCAGCGCGTGCTCGGCCGGGTCGACGTGCGCCTCGCTGGAGCCGAGATGATGGCCGGTTTGGGGGTGGTAGTGGTGGACCAGCACGGGTCAACCTCCGTCAGTACTTGATGCAGGCGAGCAGGGCGACGTTGACCGGACGCGTCTCGGCGGCGGTGCGCGGCGTGCCGTTGCCGTGAGAATCCGCGACGGGATCTCCGGTGTTTGCGTAGTTGCTGTTCGACCCGCCGCCGTTCGAATCCTGGCTGCCGCCGCCGCCCGTCCGGTAGGTCGTGCCGGCCGCAGGCGGCCCATGGATGTGGCCTTGCATCGCGTCCTGCTGGCTGGAGCCGAAGCTCCGGCTCGGATCGAGGCCTCGGCCGTTATCCCAGGCGCGGACGAACTCGCCGCGTAGGTCCGGCAGGTTGAAGGTCGTGCTCCCGTCGCCCGCGCCGAACGTTATGCCGATCGCAGCGAACAGATTGGCGTACGTTGCGCGCGAAACGGCGGCGCCGTTGGCGACGAGCCATCCGGCTGGAGCGGTATTGCGTGCGAACCACGCCACTACGGAGGGCGGCGTGGTCGCCCCCGAGATCAGATTCGCGATGGCGGTCGCGACCTGGTTGTTGGCGCCCTTGGACGGCGTGACCCCGCCCGCGGACAGGACGTTGAGCAGTTCCTGATTGACCTGGTCGAGCCACCAGTCGTCCACGACCGTCGCGGCCGTGCTGGTCGACGGATTGCCCTTGGAGAAGTGGCCGGCGACGCCCGCGGCGGGATAGGTCGGCGCCGCGGCCGCGGCGGTCGCGTTATCGATTCCGTACATCGTGAAGCCTTTGGGAAATTGGGCGCGGGAGCTCGAGCGGACGTCAGGCGCCGCCGCAGACGTAGGTCAGGGTGTACGCGGTCGAAGGCGCCATGGCCGCGCCGACGGCGACGGCGAGCGAGGTGGTGGTCTCGGTCCTTTGCGGGGCCAGGAAGGTCGTCCCGCCTTCGATCGTCTCCACGCAGTTCGGAATGTTCGTGCGCGCAGCTGGAAAGGTGACCGTCGCGACAGTTCCGGCCGCGAGCGCCCCCGTTCCTGTTGTCAGGGTGAGTTCGCCGCTGACCTGGTCGCAGACGTGCGACGCGGCGCAGACGAGCGTCGCACCCGACCCGACCTGGCCCGAGGCGCCGGCCGTCAGCGTGACTGCGGCCGTGCCGGCGATGGCCGTCGTCGCCTCGCCTGCGCCGAAGGTCTGCGCCCCGGACCAGGCGTTTGCCGCGTTCAGCAGCGGGACCGTCGCGCCTGACGTCCCAGTGTTGGCCGTGGCGGCGGTTCCGAACGGCACGCCGTTGGTCTTGATCACCGTCAGCGCCGTCGAGCCCGCCGACGAAGTTACGTCGCCGCTGAAGGCCGGCAACTGACCGGCGTTCAGCGTGCCGGTCAGCTGGCTCGCTAATGTGCCCGTGGCGAAGTAGCCGAGGCCCAGGTTGGTGCGCGCGGCGGGCGGGCTCGTCAGGTCCTGAAGATTGTTGGCGGGATTAAGCGGCGTGTACGTGAGCGCCGCAACGACCTGGGCGGCCGTCATGGAGTTCAGGGTGAAGGTCGCGATCGCACCGACCGTCGCGCGCACCGTCGCCGCGCTCTGGGTCATCGGCACGATTTCAGGGCCGCTCAACGGCGAGGCCGCCGGCAGCTGGGAGATTGCGACGGATTGCTGGGCGCCGGCCTCGCTGGCCGTCAGTAGCGCGACCGCGGCCAGCGTCAGCGCAGCAGCGCGAAGGGAGACCGATTGGTGCATGGTCAAGACTCCACAGTGACGAAGCCGCCGGCTTCCGTGGTCAGGGCGAGACCGGACTCCGTCGTGAGGTCCGCGGTGTAGGCGAAGACGATCGGAGCGTGCGCAGGCGCGACCCTGGCGAGTTCGCACTCGAGCACCGCGTCGTCCCAGGTCGCGAGCGGCTCGCCCGCGGCCGAGTCGCCGGCGACGAAAGCCGTCTCGGTTTTGAGCAAAGTGCTGACCTGGAACGCATAGGCCCAGGCGGCTCCGTTGCAGGGGTCGGCCGCGCGCGAGCCGCCGGCGCGGAAAACCGTATACTCGGTGATGGTGATGGCGAACCCGAGGTCCGCTGCGTACGACTTGAGAAAGTCGATCGACTGACCGCCGAGGTTTGTGAAGCGGGCCTTCGCCTGCGCTTGGCGCTGTTGCAGCGTCGGGGCCGGTCCGGCACAGGGGTCCGGGAGGCCGAGCGTCGCCTCCCACTCGGGCAACAGCTCGACCGGTTGGACCGGGAAGGCGTCGGCGAGCAGCCCTTGAGCCCTGGCGTCCAACCTTGCGAAGGTCGGCGCCAGGCCGGCGACAAGCGCCGTCAGATTGGCTGTAGGGTCTCGCGGCCACGCTCGCCCTCGAGGCAGCAAGCGCTGAAGCGCCGCGACGTAGTCGCCGACCGCATAAAGAGAATCAGCCATGGCGCAAACCTTCGACGCGAACGGCGTTCGCGGTCAGCTCCAAGTGATCGAGCCGAGAACAGGCAGGTAGCCCGGGTTCGAGGTGATGTTGCCCGCCGAGCCGGGCGCGACCGAGCCAGACGAGCAGGTCACGGACGTGATCACGAAGCCGGACGTCCCGGAGACCTGGACGATCGCGCCCTCGATCGCGCTCATGTCGACGACGCCGGAGGCTCCCTGCTCGACAACGGCGCTACCCGGGCTGCCGAGCTCGAGAAAGACCGCCGAAATCGCAGCCGCGACGTTGGACTGAACTGTGCTTCCTGCGTTCGCCAGGCCGGAGATGGTGAAGTTGACCGTGTTGGCGTTCGGCGCAGTGGCATAGACGAGCGCCGTGACCGGTTGCCGGTTCGGGCCATAAATATAGTTGGCGACCGAGAGCTGATCTCCCGTCGCCGTCTCGCTGACCCGCGTTTCCGCAGCCGCGACCCCGTTTTGCCCCTGGGGGAAGCCGCCGTGCACTTTTTCCGCAACGTCCATCATGAAGTAGACGATGACCGTTCCCGGCCCCATGCCTTCGGGCGCGACCCACGCCCGCGTGACGCCCGGCACCTCTAGCGCCCAGTCGACATAGTCGCTGCGCGCACCGCCCTGCGGCGTCTGGGCATAGACCTGCAGCATGCGCTGGCGCAGGGCGTCGTCATCCTCCGCGTCTACGCCGCCCGCGATCGGGTTGGCCGTCGTGATCGACGTCTGGACACCGGAAATCGTCGTGCCGAGCGTCAGGCTCACGCCGGCAGGCGCATTGCCCGCCGACCCCGGCGCCACCGCCTGGTAGGAGACGGTCGCGACGCCGCCGGTCACCGTGGCGGCCGCCGTGGTGACGTAGCTCTGGCCGCCCGCCAGGGCGAGCGGCGTGCCCGCGGGGATGACCGCGCCGTTCAGGCCCGGGAAAATCTCGGAGCCGGTCGCGACCGTCGCGGGCTTGCGGGTGACGCCTTTCAACGCGCCCCAGCCCTCGAGGAATTCGCCCGTCGCGGTCCAGGGCACGCACTGCTTGGCGATCCAGTCGAGATAGCCGTTGTTGGCGTTGAAGCCGCCGGCCTGCACGAGGGCCAGGACACCGAGCAGCGAGAACGGCAGGAGCGCGTCGGCGCCCGGAAGGCTGGCGTTCAGATCCTGCGAGGTCTGAACTACCAGCTGGGAAAGGGTGTCACGTTGGTAGGGCATGCGTCAGCCGATCCCTTGCCAGGCCCAGGCGTACTTCAGGGCGACCGGCGGCTGGGCGCCGCGCCGGATCACGACGTCGATCCCTAGGCCGGCGACCGGGGTTGAGATCAGCTCGACCTTGACGTCCACGCCTGAGCACAGCTGCTCGGTCAGCATCCACGCCAGGGCCTCGTTGACGTAGTCGGTCGCGCGCTGGACCACGTCCGGCATCGCCTTGCCCCGCTCGAGCAGCCACAGGCGCGAGCCGATCTTGTAGGGCAGGAAGGCGTCGCCCCACCAACCGCGGGGATCGCCGGACCCGTCCGGGATCACGTCGTCCGGATTGGCCTCGCGGTCGGTGAACAGCGAAATGATCACAGCCGTCTCCAGGTCGTTTCCGGCCTGCAGGTCGCCTGCGGCGATGGAGACGTCGGCCCAGCCATTCTGAGGCGACCAGGTCAGGGCGGCGTCGGCCATGTCAGATCGCCGGAATGTTGATCGCGCACGAGCCGATCTGAGCGGCCTTCTGCTCGATCGCCGTGGTCAGGGTGGCGATGGCGGTCGTCAGCTGGGTCAGCTGCGTCGAGTAATTCAGGTATGGCTGCAGCTGCGGCGTCAGATAGCTGGTGATGTAGTTCTGGATCCAGGTCACGACCTTGGAGAGGTCGGCCGTGGGCGCCGTGAGCAGCGCCTCGATCGGTCCGAGCAGCGCCAGCTGGTCGTTGATCGCCGTCTTCAGAGCGCCCAGCGAGGCGAACTCGTCGTCCACTAGGCTCTGCAGGTCGGCGCAGGTCTTCACCGCGTTCAGGCGATTGGTCATCGACGTGATGACCGCCGTGTTCAGGATCTCGGAGCCCTGCGGGATCATCGCGCGCCTCAATCGATGTTAGTGACGATCCCGTCCTGAACGGTGACCATCTGGCCGGTCGGGGTGGTGAAGGTCCCAGTCGCGCCGTTGCCGACGCTCAGGTTCTCGGTCACGGCGAGCGAGCCGGTGATCTTCGTGCCCGCGGGCGCGGTGATGAAGACGCCGGAGGCGTTCTGGATCGTGACGTCGTTGCCCGCCGCGTCGACCACGATCCCGGTCGCGGTCATCCAGACGTAGGCCCCGCGCACGTCGTACTGGGCGGAGTCGCCGGCGGCCATGCCGGGGGGCGGCCGGTGTTGCTGGTGGTTGGAGCCCAGCGCGACCGCGTTGGAGCGGTCCCCCTTCAAGTGGACGACGGCGACGTCGCTGCCGACCGGCGGCAAGGAGGCGAAGCCGAAGTGCTGGACGTAACGCACAGGGTCCGCGACCTGCATCGGCCCGTCCGGGCCGATCGGCGCGAACTGGACCTGCAGGCGGAAGATCGCCGAGGCGACCGTCGCGCGCCGCACGCGGCCGAGGTCGAGCAGGCCGCCCCAGATCCTGGCGTGGCTCTCGCGCGCGAGGTGATCGGTCATCGGTTCGAGTTGGGTCCGACGCCGCCGAGCGGCGGCTGCAGCAGGATCGGCTCGGGCCGGTAGGCCTGAGGCGGCATCAGAGTCAGCGCAGCGCGCGTGCCTGCGGCCCCGTCTCGGAGGTAGGTGACCTCGGAGATCAGCAGCCGCGCCGACGGATAGCCGAGGTCCGGCGCCACGACCGGGACCAGCATGTTCGGAGTCCAGAGGCGGCCCGCGCCGTCGCGCCAGCTGTCCAGGGTGACGGTGAGCGCGCTGCTGCGGCCGAGCCGGCGAGCCGCCTCCCATTGCGCCCGCTCGAGGCAGACGTCCTGGGCTCCGCTCGGAGCCTCGGCGATGAACGCATGCCGGCGATGGCGCCCGACGTTCGGGTCCGTCGCCTTCGCCAGCAGGTTTCCGCCCTGGCCGATGTCCTCGAGGACCTGGGTCGAGCTGAGATAGGCGTAGTACTCCGAGAAGCGCTGGTTGTCGGAGAAGGCGCCGCGGCCGCTCAGAATGTTGACACCCTGGACCGCGCCCGAGGCGTGGACCTCGGTCCCGACCGGCCCGAGATAGAGGCTCCCGTCCGGCAGCTCGTAAGCCAGGAGCGCCTCGAAGCGCGTCACCCGTTCGATGATCGCCCAGGGGCTTTCGGTCAGGTTCAGGTTGAACTGCGGAATCGGCTTGGAGCCGCCCTGGCCGATCACCTTGATCTTGTACGGTTGCGCCAGCTTGGTCGCGATCGCCAGGGCGTCCGCCTCGGAGATCTGGCCGCCCGGCCATTCGGCCGTGCAGTCCGTGAGGTCCTGGCAAAGCCCTCGGCCGGCGACCGCGATCTCGTGCTGGCGGCAGTCGAGCGCCGGGAGCAACTGATTGACGAAGCCGGTGCAGACCAGGTCTCCGCCGATCTGGACCGTGCAGCTCTGTCCCCGCTTGACCGGGAACGCCCCGACGACACCCGGCTCGTTCGAGGTCAGGGCGATCTCGAAGTCGGTCGGCACGCGCTCGATCCCGCGCGTCACGCGGATCCGCTTCCACCCCCCGAGGACTACGCCGCCCACGGTCAGCGTCAGGTCGCCGTCGCTTGGCATGACGCCCCCCCTTAGGCGGCGAGCGCCCGGAAGATCGGACCGAGGAACAACGGGTGGACCGGGTCCGCCTGCTGAACGAGCTGATCGGCGCGCGTCGGGTCCCGATAGAGCCGCTGAGCCGCGACCAAGGCGGGCACAGGCTCGCCGAGATCGAAGGTACGCACCGGCGCGAGATCGGCGCCGCGCGCGCGCAGGTCCTGGACCACGGCGGCGCGCAGCGCCCGCAGCTGCGCGTACATGGCGTCGTCGCCCGCGTCAGCGGAGGCCAGGATCTGCGTCTCGAGCGCCGCCGAGACGGCCTGCAGCACGCTCGCCGCGTCCTGTTGCGACCAGGGCTGGTAGGCGGCCGAGGCCTCGGCCGCCGCAATCACCAGCATGTTCTGCAGCGTGAGAACCGTCGCACCGCCCGCCGGGCTCGTCGCCGCCAGGTCGGTCGGCGGGTCGGCCGCCAAGGCGATCGGGATCCGCACGCCGTCGGCCGGGTCGGCGCAGCAGGCCGCCAGGGCGCCGACCACGGCCTGAAGGGCCGCGGCGCTCGTGTCGCCGGTTCCGCCGAAGTCGGCGGCGAGCGCCGTTGTCAGGGCGGTCGAGACCGCCCCGCGGGCGTTGGCGGCCTGGGCAGCGAGGCTGGCCAGGGTGGGCGCGCTGGTCGTGGGAACGCCGAACGTTGCCTGGAAAAGCAGGCTGAAGGCCTTGCCGTTGAACCAGCGGCCGAAATTCCCGGGCAGGTTCACGGCGAACTTGTAGACGCCGGCGGCCTGAGCGGCCGCGTCGAGGATCTTGCCCTCGAACCCCTGGACCACGGCGACGTAGTGCTGGATCGCCGCCACGTCCTGTTTGATCGCTGCGAGGATCCGCGTCAGGTGGCTGGCCTGCGCCGCCGTCTTCGCCGAGCTCGCGGCCGACGCCGTGAGCCCCTGCGTGGCCGGCGTCACGGTCGGGAACTCCCGCTGGCCGGCCTCGAAGAAGGTGAACTGGACGGCCACGACGCCGCCCATCGCCGCCTTCTCGGTGAAGACCGCGTCCTCGCAGGCGACCTGCAGCGAGCCGAGCGACGGATGGATCAGGGTCCCCGGTCCCGCCGCCTCGCAGGCCGCGCGCATGGCGTCGCGCTGGGCGTAGACGTCGCCGCCGCCGTAGATCCGCGAGTTGATCAGGAAGCCGGTGAAGCCGTAGCGCCGGGCCTTGCGGCCGAGATCCTCGACCCAGGGCAGTTCCTTGAACGGGTACTCGTGGACCTGCAGGCGCCGGCCGACCGAGAACGGCGTCTCGGTGACGACGAACGGCAGGCCGCGGAAGCTCGCCGTGCGCAGGTTCGAGAAGAGCGCCATGTCCGCCTCAGAAGCTTGGTAGGCTCGTGCCGATCTGCAGCGCCGGAGCGATCTGCGGCGAGGTCGAGGCGACCGAGGCGGTCGTACCGGTCGGCGCGCCGTTCAGGCGGATGTCGACGTGCACCTTACCGCCCAGGAACTGCTCGCCGCGCTGCAGGTCGCCGGCCAGGCCGCCGGCGGGCCGCATGAAGTCGGCCAGATAGGCGGCCATGATCGAGCCGGGATCCGAGGCGCCGCGAACGGCCGCGCCGCCCCGATCGCCGCCGCGCAGCTCCCAATCGAGGAAGTCGAGCTGCTGGTCGGGAGTCGGGCTGTTTCCGTACCTCGAGCGGATCCGAGAGAGACGGTCGCCGCGCCATTGGCCGAGATACCAGGCCCCCAGGCCGCCGCCCGCCAGGTTGGAGGCGTTCGGGTCGAAGCCGGCGTCCTCGGCGAAAATTCCGGCGGTGACGCCCAGAGCGTGCGCGGCGTCCCATCCGCGCTTTTGCAGGCCTTCCCGGACCCAGTCCGCGGTCACGCGCGAGCCAGAGGCGGCCGCCGGGTTCGCCGGCGCTTTCGCAGGCTCAGGCGCTTCCACCCAGTAGCCGCCCGGGATCCCGTAGCCGGCGCCGCCGCTCGGCACGAACACCGCACCGCGCCGCTCATTCTCGGCGTGGACGCGGTGCATGTGCTGGAACGTCTTGTTCATGACGTCCAGCAGCCCGTTGAACGCCGGCAGCAGGTCGTTGGCGATCTCGGTCTTGAGGCCGCCCATTTCCTGCTTCAGCTGCTTCAGGTTCGCCTGATAGCGCTGGGCGGCCGCGGCTTGTTCGTCCGAGACCGTGGTACCGGATTTCAGCGCCGTGTTCAGGTCGTCGGCGACCGCCTTCGAGCCCTTGGCCAGCTCCGGGAGCATGGCGGTGACGCCGAAAATGTTGGCGATCAGCTCGCGCGTCGCGGGGTTCGCCTCGTTGTGCAGGGCGTCGGCCACCTGCAGCAGCATGGCCTTCGTGTCGACCGCGCCGGAACGCGTCAGCTCCATCTGCAAGCCGAGCTGGTTCATCACCTGCCGGGCCTGGTCGTTTCGGCCGTAGCGCGCGTCGTTGATGACGTTGTTCAGATTGCGCAGGCCGGACGCCGTCTCATTGGCGTCAACCCCGGCATACTCGCCGGCGCGCTGGAAGAGCTGCAGCTCGCGGGCGTTCATGCCGAGCAGCGTGGCCATCCGGCCGAGCCCGGCGGCCCCGGCGCTCCAGCCGTTAACGAAGCTGATCCCCTTCTCCGCCGCCACGCCCAGGCCGACCGCCAGCGCGCCGACGCCCAGAGCCGCGACCGCCGCCGAGCCCTCGAGGCCCAGCATGCCCGCCGACGCCTCGGCGCCCGCGTCGGCGAACTTCGAGGCCTGGCGTGCGGCGCCGGAGAAGACCTCGCCGATCCGGCCGACGCCGGTTCCCTTGGACCAGCTGCCGGTGACGGCGTTGATGCGCTCGGCCGGCTTGGCCAGCTGCTCGAAGCCGGCCTTGGCCTGCTTGAGGCCCTGCGCCGTCTTGTTCTCGGCCGTAATCTCGACCTTGAACTTGCTGTTGCCGGCCATCAGATCACCCGCGCGGTTTCAGGGCCCCGACACGGCGGAGAAGCCGGGCCCGCCAGAGCAGCGCCTGCGTCAGCCGGAGCCGGCCGATCTCGGAGGGCTGGAAATGGCCGACCAGCACCAGGTCGGCCAGAAGCTCGTCCCAGTCCTCGGTCAGTCGAAAAAACGGTTCAGCCAGTTGCTCATGGCGGTGAAGTCGCGGGACTTGAGCTTGCCCACGAGCTTCGGCGCCACCCCGCCGACCTGGCTGATCAGGGTGCGGGTCGCCGCGTTGCCGCGCTGGCCATCGAGCAGCACCAGCTGGTCGACGTCGGGCTCGCGCAGCGTGATCTGCGTCACCTTCTCGGTCCCGAGCTCGATCGGCACGAGAAGCGTGAAGGTGCGCTCGGTCTCGAAGTCCTGCGCCCAGGCCTCGACTTCGGCGGCGATCTCGTCGGCGATGTCGGGGTCCCGGCTGCGCACCAGGTCGACGATCTTCTGCTGTTCGGGGGTCAGCGCCATCGGCTCAGTTCTCCGTCACGCTGCCGTCCGTGCCCTCGAAGCGGACCTCGAGCTTGGCCTCGGTCGTGTCGACCTCCTGGACCTCGACCGTCCACATGCCCGAGCCGGTGATCAGCTTGCCGTTCCGGAGCTGCAGCTGCAGGTCGACGTTGGTCATGGCGTTGAAGCTCGCCACGCTGAGGCCGCCGGAGTCGCGCAGCGTCAGGGAAATGTACGGCGCGGTCGGGGTCTCGCCGAAGCCGTGGATGTGGTCGGCGCCGCCGAGCGTCTCGCGCTTGACCGAGCCGACCGAGTACTTGGCGTCGCCCACGACCTGATAGGTCTGGCCGTTCGCCGAGAAGAAGAGGATGCCCGCGAGGGACGTTTGGGCCATGGCCGGATCCTGCCGTCAGGGAGGGTGGGGAGAGGCGAACGGCGTTCGCGTGAGACGCGGAAAGCCCGGGACGCGATCGCCCCGGGCTTTCCGCGGTTACTGACCGTTGCGGAATTGAACGAGGCCGGCGAACACGCGCAGGCCCTGGATCAGGTCCGGATCGAACAAGACGTCGAGGCGGCTGGGGTTGGCCGCGTTGATCTGGACCACCAGGCCCTGGGCGAACAGGGCCGAGTTCTCGACCAGCCCCTGCGCCTCGAGCTTCTGATACAGCGCGATCAGGTCGCCCCGGACGATCGACGGGGTGACGATGTTCGAGCCTGGCGCGATCGGCGTGCCGTCGACGGCCAGCTTGGACCGGGCGTAACGCGAGGCGACCATGCCCGACAGCGCGCGGATCACGGCCATCAGCGTGAACATCGTCTCGACGTAGCGGTAGCTGTTGTCGGGCGCGCCCTGGCTGTTGGTCTCGTAGGTGGTGACCGCGGTCTCGACCTGCAGCACGCCGGACTGGACCTTGAAGGTCGAGATCCCGTCGATCAGCAGGGCGTTGCGCTGCGAGAGCGTGAAGCGGCTCTGAAGGGGCGGCGCCAGGATCCCCGGGATTGTCAGGGTCTGCAGCGGCTGGGCCGGGTCGACCTTCAGGCTGGCCGCCTCAACGCCCATTACCGCCGCGGCGCACTGCCAGGTCGGATTCGGGGCGTCGTAGAGGCCAGGGTAGGACGAGTGCTGGTCGTTCAACCCCGAGCCGAAGGTTCCGAGCGTAGCGTAGGACCCGCGCTTGAAGCCCCACACATGCCCGAACAGCTGCGCCTGCCAGCTCCAGCGGCCGTTCGCGTCGCTCATCAGGGCGGTGAACGCCGAGGTCGAGGTCGCGTCGGTGTAGGGGTTGCAGATGAAGTCGAACGGCTTGTCGACCAGGTTGGCCAGCGCCGTCGTCAGCGTCGGGTTGGTGGCGCCCCCGCTCATGGCGGTGATCGTGGCGGTGATCCCAGCGGGCAGGACCTCGCCGCCGGCCGCGCCGTGATAGTTCAGGCGCAGGTCGATGTCGCCGGCGTCCTGGCCCTTGTTCTTGGCCGTGAAGTCGACCTGGTAGTTGTGGGTCGCGTCGACCGTGGCGGTGACCGGCAGGTCCGGCTGGAGGCCGATCTGCGACACCAGGGCCGTCGCGAGCTGGGCGGCGGTCATTCCGGACGTCACGCCGACCTGCACCAGCTGACCGGCGACGTAGAACGCCAGGGTCCCCGGTGCGGTCGCCGTGCCGGTGAAGGAGATCGAGCCGGTCGCGGCGGTCGCGCCGGCCGCGTCGGCCACAGGCAGCAGCCAGAGCTCGCCGGCCGGATCGCCGGCGTAGTAGGCGGCGGCCTCCAGCGCCAGCATGGACCCCGCGCCGCCTTGGGTCTTGGCGTCTTGGACGCCCTGGCAGCGGATCGGGATGTTCGGCGTCGCCACGCCGGAGGCGGTGATCTGACCAACGACGAGTGCGACCTGGGCGGCCGTCTCGGTGTTGGCGAGCGCCGGGCTGACCTCGACGTAGAACAGCGGGGTCAGCAGGTTCGCCGGGATGTTCGCAAACGGGAGCGGCATGGATCAGTGCTCCTGCGCGGGGGCGGTTTCGGCGGCCGCGGGGTCGGCCTCGACGGTTTCCTGAGCCGTGACCGGCGGCGCGGCCACGGGGACCAGGTCGCCGACGTCGACCAGGCGCTGCAGCTCGAAGTCGTTCGGGCCGACCTCGACGCCGGAGGCTTCGATGTGCGCGCGCGGATCGCGCGGATCGCGCACGGACAGGCCCGGCGCGGGCTTGTAGAGCGGCATGGGCGGCCCTCTCAGGTTTGCGGAATGGTGAGTTCGTAAGGCGCGGCCGCCGTGGCGTCGGGCGTGGCCGTGCCGGTCAGGGCGACCAGCTCGAACGGCTCGACGGCGGCGGGATAGAAGTCTTCGGCCGTCTGCACGAACTGCAGGCCGAGCCGGATCTCAACCTCGCCTTCGTGCAGCGCCTCGTCCGCCTTGATCTTGAAGCTCGAGCGGACGAATGGGATTTTCTCGACCGCCGTCCTCAGCGGCGGGTAGTTGATGACGGCGATCTCGATCTGCCGGCGCAGCGCCATCAGGGCGGCGCGTACGGCGGCCGCGCCGCTGTCGGCCGCGCCGCTGTCGGCCGAGCCGGCGGCGGCCTGGACCGTCGCGATGATCGGAAGCGTCGCCGTCACGGTGAACGCCGCATCGCCGGGGCTGTCCCAGGACTCCTTGTCCTCCGAGGCGAGATCCAGCCGGATCGCCGGCAGCTCGGTCGCGTCATAGGGCCAGTCGCGCGGCTTGAAGACGTTCGACCCCGCCGCGGTCGGCGGGGTCGTGGTCCCGGGCAGGGACGTCGTCAGCGCGGCGTAGACCAGGTCGGTCAGGGTGTCCGCGGTCGTGGTCATGCTCGGCCCTCAGGCAGCGAAGCGGTAGGGCCGCTAAGAGATCGGCCCCTTCAGCTGCAGCATCAGCTTGGCGTCGCCGTGGCCGTCGGGACGGACCTCACGGATGACGAAAGCTTGGTTCGTCGCCGGGATCTGGATCGCGTCGCTCTTGAGCGGCGCGGGGGTCCACTCGGAGAGCCGGACGCCGAGCACCGGCGTAGTCTGGGTCGTGGGGACGCCCTCGCCCTCGAGCGTGACCGCCGTGTAGGCCGCGTCGAACACGCCGCGCTGCGCCTGGGCGACGCCTGAGGTGCGCGGGATGAACACGACGGGCCGGGCGAAGGCGTCCATGCAGGGGCCGAGCACCAGCCCGTCGATGTCGATGGTCATGGCGGATTACGCGCCTGCGCGACCCGACCAGAGCACTTCCGGCCGTTTACAGATGAACAGCGGGAAGGAATAGGCCTCCACCCGCCACCACTCGTTCCGGTCCCGGTCGAAGATCGGATAGATGTAGACCGGCTTGCCGGGGGTGTTGACGTACTCGAAGCGGTCCGCCGGCGCCTGGGCGACCTCGAACACGCCGGGCGCGTCGACCGGGAAGAACTTCACCCGGTCGGTCGCAACGGCGACCGTCGAAGCGTCGTCGGATCCACGGTAGTTGAACCAGTAGATCCCGCCGAACTTCATCGCCTCGAAGGCCTGACCCTGGCGCAGCTCCTGAGCAGCCTGCCAGTTGTAGTAGGTCTTGAGGACGTCCGTGTGGTTGGTCAGCTCGTCCCAGAACTGGTCGCCGCAGAGGGCGTAGACCTTGGAGTTCGGCTTGAACGCGCCCTTTGAGGCGCGCGCAACGCCGCGGACCACCTGGTTGCAGAGCGGACGCAGAGAGCCTTCGGTGTTGGCCGGCAGGTTGAAGCCGACTTCGGTCGGGGGCGTGATCCCGAACTCGTCGAACCAGTTGTAGACGACGGTCGAGCCGTCGGCGTCCAGCACCTGGCCCTGGATCGCGCCGAGCCGCATGTGCTCCCAGGTGTACTCGATGTTGCGCACGATGCCGGTCGGGCCGGTGAGGCGGCGCGCCACCTCCTCCTGGACCTGCATCAGCTCCGATTCCTTGCCGAAGGAGCGGATGTTCTGCAGCTCGCGGGCGTAGATGGTGTCGCCCTGAACCAGACGCGGGGCCTCGAAGTAGCGGACCTGGCGCTTTTCGGTCGTGCGCTCCGACGGCGGCGGGGTCCCGCGCTCCGAGGTCGGGATCAGGCTCAGCTGACCGTCGCGCTCTTCCACGATCAGCCCCGTGGTGCGGATCGGGTTCGGCGTGAAGATGTTCAGCTCGCCGAGGGCGGAGGGCAGGAAGGGGACCTTCTCGATCGCCGACGTCATTTCGAGCGTCGAGAAGGCGTCCTGGTGGAAGATGTCCAAAGAGACCATGGGTCAGGCTCCAGTGCGCACAGGCCGGGTCGGGCTCTGGCGGCGCGTGGGATTGGCTTGCCGAGGGCCGGGGAACGGCGGGAAAGCCCGCGCGCGACGGCCGGGCCGAGGGAGGCGAAAGCGCGCCGCGCGCGCCCGGGATCAGGTGGCCTGGATGCCGAGCCTGGAGAGCTGGGTCAGCGCCGCCTGCTGCTGCTGGGTCGTGGTGACGTTCGCGCCCCAGAGCAGCTCGCTCGAGTTGACGCGCGCCGGGCCGCGGACCAGGGCGGCGGCCTGCTGGGTCGCGGAGGTGGTGTCCTTGCGGTAGCTGCCGAGGATCGCGGCGGCGTTCTGCAGGCCGTTGGTCTGGGTCGGATCGAACGGCGCATACTGCAGCGTGCCGGTGACCGGCATCTTGAACGCATCGCCGGGGACGCAGGCCGTGCCGCCCGCAGTGATCGTGAACCCGAGGCCGCCGGCGGCGAAGGCGGTTCCGAACGCGCCGTGGCCGACCACCTCGCCGAGCGCGCCGGGCTCGCCGGCGGGGGCGTAGACGGTGAAGTGCGTGGCGTCGTCCATGACCAGATCGTACTCGCCGACCATGGCCGCGGAGCCGACGGTGATCGCGCCGCAGGTCGGGTTGCCGGTGTTGGCCCCCAGCGCGGCGAAGGTCGCGGCGCCGGAGGCGAGCAGAGCGCCCAGCACGAGGCCGGCGGTCTGCACGCCGTTGCCGGACGCAAGCGTGATCTGTTGGCGGGTGGTGATCCCGTTCGACGGGTCCCACACCATGAAGCCCCACGCATGGCGGGTTTCAGTGATAGTGATGCCTTTGGGCGTGCCCATGGGTCAGGTCTCCGGTTGGGCGTGGAGGGGGAGACCCGGGCCCATGGGGACCCGGGTTCGTCTTGGATCGGCGCCGATCAGCGCTGGCCGGCGAAAGCGCGGTCCCAGCCGCCGGCGGCCTGGGGCTTGGTCGCCCCGACCTTGGCGAAGGCGCTGCCCCAGGAGGCCTGCACCGCCTGGCCGCCGGAGACCGACCGCTCGCCGCCGTCTCCGATGCGCGGGTTGCGGTCGGCGCGGCCGGTGGCGCCCGGCGCGGCGGCGGGCGTCCTGGCCAGGGTGCGCAGGGCCTGCTGGCGGGTCATGTTGGTCTCGAACGCCAGCGACATGGCGAGCTCGGGGTTGCGGGCCGCCAGGCCGGAGCCCAGGATGGCGGCGCAGCGGGCGCGCTCGCGGCGACGGGCGGACGCTTCGCGGGAGGACCCGCGCAGCTCGCGCTCGTCGTCGTCCTCGTCCGGATCGCCGTCCTCGGCGTCCGCGCGCGTTGCGCGTCGGGCCCGGCGCGCCTCGCGGCGATCGTCGTCGCGGTCCTCGTCCTCGCCCTCGCCCTCGCCCGCCTCGGCGCGGCGGGCGTCGCGGTCGCCGTCGTCGTCCTCGTCCTCGTAGCGGCGGTAGCCGTCCTCCTCGGCGCGGGCGGCGCGACGGGCGCGACGGCGGGACTCGGGCAGGCCCTCGTCCTCGTCGCGCTCGTACTGCATGTAGTCATCGTCTTCGGCGCGGTCGCAGCGGCGGCCGAACTGCTCGTCCTCCGGCACGCCGTCGTCGCCGTGCTCGGGGGCGGCCGCGCGGCGCGCGCGGCGGGCTTCGTCGCGACGCTCTTCGTCGCGACCGTCTTCGGCGCGGGCGCCTCGGCGGGAGCCGAAGAACGACGCGAATCCATGAGCGCGTGCGCGCTGGACCATGGCGGACCTCTCTCAAGTTTGGGTCGGGGGCGGGCGTCAGCCCTGGGGATCAGCCGAGCTCGTCGAGCAGGGCGGCGAACGCCTCGTCAGGCGCCATGACGGCGTCGGCGAAGCCGATCTCGACGCCCTGGGCGCCGAGGAAGGTTCCCGCCTCGGTGGCGGTGACTTTGGACAGCGCCAGGCCGCGGTTGCGGGCCACAGTCTGTCGGAACAGGAGGGCGACCTCGGAGACGTCGGCCTGCAGCTTCTTTTGCGCACGATCCGACAGCGGCTCGGCATCGTTTCCGTCGGCCTTCAGCTCGCCGTCGGTGATGATCGTTACCGTCAGGCCCTGCTGGTCGAGCGCCCGGCTCATGTCGACGTGCATGTAGATCACGCCCACGGAGCCGGTCCCGCCGGTGCGGGGAACGGTGATCACATGGGCGGCCGAGGCGATGGCGTAGGCGGCCGAGAACGCGTTCTCGTCGAGGATCGCCATGATCCGCTTGCGCTCGCGCGCCGCCCAGATCAGGTCGACCAGGTCGAAGCAGCCGGCGACCTCGCCGCCCGGGCTGTTGATCTTGAAGGCGATCGCCTCGACCTGCCGGTCGTTCAGGGCGGCGACGACGTTCTGGCGGATCCCGTCATAGCCGGTCATGCCGGAGAAAGGCCGCAGGGTCCCGAGCTTCTGGACCAGGGTCCCGCAGACATCGATCACCGCCACGCCCTCGACCAGGTCGTAGCCGTGCTCGAGCCCGTAGCTCGGGCCGGCAGGCCCGGCGTCCTCGGCGAAGTCGAAGTCCAGGGGGATCGCCGAGCCGTCTGCGCGCTGCAGCCGGACGATGCCGAAGCGGTGCTGCAGGGCCGCCAACACGACCTCGGCCTTGTCGGCGCGGATCGCCAGCGGGGCGTTGAACAGCCGCTGGGCGAGATGGGCGAAGGGGACCATGCGGCTTTCCCGTGTCAGGCAGCGGTCAGCAGGACGTCGGGATCGAGCCTGAACTGAGCGAAGGGCAGGTTCTGCCGGCAGGTCGGGCACCAGACCTTGCCGTAGAAGTGCGGATCGAGCGCGAGTTGGCCTTTGAAGTGGTCGTGCAGCTTGAGTTGCGTCCCGCAGATCGTGTGGGTGAGGTCGCCGCCCTCCTCGACCACTTCGACGGTGAAGTTGTAGGCCGCCGCCTTGTAGTCGGGGTGGACGAACCCGGCCCAGCGCGAGCCGCGGCTTTCGCGGAGCAAGTTCTCCTCGCCTCGGTAGTGACGCGCATCCGCAAAGTGCGCGTTTGAGACCGCGTCGAAGGCGTCCTCCGCCGCTGCTGCGCGTTGGATCAGCCCCTCGACGCGCGCGAGGATCTCAGGCGTCCAACGGATGGTGGCGCCTTCGTCCGTCATCCCGTCGCAGGCCTGCACTAGCGCCCGAGCGACGGCCAGGACCTCTTCGGCGGCCGGGTGCGGCACGGTCAAATGGTCCGGGATAGCCGTGCAGCGCAGATCGTTCAGCTTGACCATCGCCTTCCCCTCGCGAACGCGGCCGGCGGCCACGTCGCAGCGGGTCAGGAAGTTGTGGATCAGGGCCGAGACGTTGCGCAGATCCTGCTGGCAGGCAGGGCACGGTTCACTGGCGTCAAATGGCGGATTGATTTGCACGCGCGAAGTACTGGAGCGCATTTCGGCCTCCTCAGCGCAAATGTGTGTTTGATCAGGCCGCTTGCGGCTTGCGGCTCGCCTCGGTCGCTGTGACCGCCTCCCCCATCCACTGCGGATGCGGGATGCCCAGACGGTCCATCTCGGCGCGCTCTCGGGCGCGCTGACGGAGGTTGTCGCGCCAGTCGGCGCCTTGCCTCGCGCAGCTTTCCTCGAGCGTGCCGAAGCCGGCGTCGAGGCCGAGGACCTCGCCCTGACGTTCGGAGACCGGATCGACCCAGCCGGCGGCGACGCCGAGCCAGCGGCCACGCACGAACGCCGTTCGCCCCTCCAGGAACGAGGGCGCTCGCCAGGCCTTGGGCGGCATGGGCAGCAACCGGCGCTCCATGGCCTCGTGCATCACGCAGCTGGCGACGGGCGTGGCCGTGTTGAGGTTGAAGTCGTGCAGCCGGCGGCGGTAGCTCTTTTCCGCGTCGACGATGCCCGAGCGTTCGGACGAGTAGTTCGTCCGCGAACGGTCCTGGGTGTACTGCTCCGCCGACATGCCGAGCACCGCGGCGACGCTGCGGTGCATCTCCTGGGCGAAGGGACTGAACTCGCTGTTGGGCCGTGCCGCGGCGACGGCCTCCGGCTTCTCGCCCGGGGCCAGGATCGGTACGCGAACGCCGTTGAACATCGGCGCGTGCTTCTGATGGAAGGTCTCGCGCAGGTCCTGGTAGGCGCCCATGAAGCCGCTCGGGTTGGCGTCAGGGCCCTGCAGCGCCTGCTCGACCATTTCCGGGTCGAAGGGCGAGGTGATGTAGAGGCCGAACACCGAGGCGATCGTCGCGGCCTGCAGCTCGACCCCGTAGTAGCGGGCCAGCATCTTCAAGCGCGACAGCACCGGGGCGAAGACCGAGACGCCGCGGTGTTGGCCGCTGCGATCTCGATCAAAGTCGTGGATCACCCGCAGGAAGCCGTCCTCGTCCTCCCGCTCGACGCGGTCCCACTCCATCGACTCGACGGCGTTGTACCAGTCGTTCTGCTCGGCCCGCCGGATCCAGAAGGCGATCGGCTCGCCGGTCTCCGGCACGATCTCGACGCCGCCGCGCAGCTCGCGCGTGTCGACCATCTGGTAGGGGTTCGACAGCCGGTCGGGATCGACGACCTGGAAGGCGGTCGCGAAATCGGCGGCGCCTCGGCCCACGCGCTCCGGCATCCAGTAGACGCAGGTCAAGGCGTCGCCGTCGATCAGCTTGTGACGCAGCGCCAGGCGGAACTGCTGGGCGATCGTCAGCTGGCGGCCGACGTCGTTGTAGCGGCGCAGGTCCTCGGAGTAGCCGCGCCAGACGGCTTCCCAGGCCTGGGCGAACTCCTCGGCCCAGATCTCGTCGAAGGCGGGATCGAAGCGCTGCAGCCAGCGCCAGTCCGGGTTCGAGATCAGCCGGTAGGAGTTGCCGATCGTGGAATCGAGGATGCGGCCGATCGCACCGGCGGCCCAGCCGTCGTTGCGGACCATGTCGCGTGCGCGCGCGACCATGCGGTCGCGGAACACGTTGATCTCGGCGTCCGGCGAACGGATCCAGGGGAGCCAGTCCCCCATCTCCTGCGAATACCAGTTCGAGGCTTCGTACGGGAAAAAGCCCTGGACCGGATGCGACGCGCCCATGCCGCGAGACCGCTGCGGGCGATCGAACGCGCCGCGCCGGACCGCGTCGGCCAGGCCGACCGGCACGGGTTGGCCGTCCGGACCGAGCAGAGCGGGAGCCTGGACCGGAACTTGGGCCATCAGAACCTCGGCGTGAGGGCGCGACGCGGCCGGGCGACGATGCCGAGTTGGGCCTGAAGCTGTTTGATCAGCTGGACCAGGTTGGCGATGTCGGTCTGGCGGTAGGTGACGGACTTGGATCCGTCGCCCTGGGTGTAGGACACGGTCACGACCTGCTGGCCCGAGCAGAGGGCGACGTACGCCTTCTGGGCGGTCTGCAGGTCGGCGGCCGCCTGGGTCGGGTCGTAGCCGGCCAGGATCGAGCTCGACGGATCGTAACGCATCAGCGGTGACGGTCGGCCGGGTGGGTCTTGGCGCTCGCGCCCAGGAGTGAGGCGCGAAGCCCGGACGGGGTGGCCGGCGTCGTCGCGCGTCGGATCTCGCGCAGCGTCTCGCGGGCCATGGCTCCGCGCCAGGCGCTCGGGGCGGGCTTGAGCTCCATATCGAGTCTCCTCAGCGCTTGGGCGGAAGGATCGGCTGGAACAGCTCCATCAGCGTCCCAGCCGTTCGGCGATCTTGGCCATCCAGGCCTTGCGAGCGGCCTCGCCGTCCGGGGGCGCAGGAGTCGGCGTCGCCGCCTGATCCTGACCCGCTGGCGTGCCCGGCTTGCGATGGACGGGTGGCGGTGGAGGCGTCGGAGCCGCCGCAGCCATCAGCGGCAGCAGCTCGAGCAGGTCGCCCTGCGCGGCCTCCGGCGCCGTCTCGCGTTCGGCCTCGTACTTGTCCCATGTCGCGTCCTGGAAGCTGCGGATCCCGAAATGGATCGCGGCGGCCTCAGCCTGCAGGCGCGTGTCGAGCCCTTCGTTGGCCTGGGCCGGATCCTTCACCCACTGGTGCACGACGAAGCCGTCTTTGCGTTTGACGGCCTGGCGGCGCTCGGCGGTCAGCTGACGGAAGAACTCATCCTCGAGCCCTTGCGGGAAACCGACGTAGCCGCGGGCGAGCGGGTCAGTTTTCGCCACGTTCCGGTACAGGGCCATCTTCAGGACCGAAGTGGCGAAGTTGTAGAACTTGGCCTGGTAGCGGAGCACCTCGCCCTTGCGGTTGCGGTCGCGTTTGACCTTGGCCAGCAGGGGCGCGGAGTCGGAGCCGACGCCGCGGACCATGATCACCTTGGCGTGCCGGTGGGCCCAGGCCCAGACGTCCTCAGTCCAGGCGTTGCCGTCGATCGCCAGGCGGTCGATCGCGAGCCCTCGGCCGGCGCTGTTTGGGAAGGCCTGGACCAGAAGGGCGTCGAGCTGCGCCTGCGTCTTCGGCTCGGAGATGTGGCCGGGCACGACGCCGTGCTCAATCGTCCACGACCTGGCCTCGCGACCCCAGCCCACGACCTGCCATTCGACCCGGTCCGACTGAACGTCGACGCCGGCGGTTAGGATGAGCGCGCCAGCGGGAACGTGGCGGCGTTCGTAGTCGCTTTCGGCCGCGCGCTTGGCCAACTCCTCCCACGGCGGCGCCTCGCCCTTGGTCTCGTAGGGCAAGCCCAAGGCGTCGTTGAAGAACACCCGCTCCTGGCCCGGATCACCCTTGGCCTTCAGCCATTCGCGCGAGATCGTCTGGAAGCTCTGCAGCACCGAGTAGGCGCTCCAGAGCCAGAAGCTCCGATGGTAGGACTGGGCCTGAGGGTTGTCGCAGCGCCAGCGGCCGCGGCGCTTGATCTCGGCCCGATGGTGCTCGCGGATCTCGCAGCCGCAGCCCGTGCAGGTGAAGTGCGGGTCCTCGGCGTCGACCTCGATCGTGGCCAGCATGTTCAGCCACTCCAGCACCTGGAAGTGGCCGCAGTGCGGGCACGGGACCTCGAAGTACTCCTGGCTGCCCTCCAGGAAGTTGCGGCTGATGCGGCAGCTGTTGGCGATCAGCGGCGTCGAGCACTTCAAGATCTTGGCGAACTCGAAGGCGCGCGAGCGGCTGTCGGCCTGGTTCTCAGGGTCGCCGGCCGAGTTCATTTCGAACTTGGCGAGATCGTCCTGCACCTGGCGGCGCATGGAGACCTGCGACAGCGACGGCGCGGAGTTCGCGCCGGTCAGCAGGATCGAGCCCCGGCCGTCGGCGCGTTCCTTGAACAGCACCGAGTCCGAGCCGTCGCGGGACTTCTGCGGAAACAGCGGCGCGATCGCGGGCGAGGCCCGCATCATCGGGCCGAGCTTCGTCTTCGAGTGGCGCTGGGCGAGGTCGATCGTCGGGCAGACCCAGAGGAAGTCCGACGGGTCCAGGTGCATCGATCCCAGGGTGAAGATGTTGGCCAGGACCGTTCCGCCCATCTGGGCGGACTTCTTCAGGGTGACGATGCGGCAGGGGTCTTCCGGCCCCAGCGCCTTCAGGATCTCCTCGAACTCGGGGAACAGGTCGCGGTTGTACGGCCCGGTGACCGGGCCGTCGGTGAAGATCACGTTGTCGGCGGCCCAGGCGGCGAAGTCGATCGGCGGCGGTGGCTCGAGCACGATGGCCAGGGCGTCGTGCACCAGGCGCTCAATATTGGCGACGTGGATCGTCATTCGCCGGCGACCTCGGGATCGTCCGGGCCGGTCTCCAGCGGCACGACGGCGGCCTGAGCCTGAGCGAGACGCCGCTCGGTTTCGGCGGCGCGCCGGCGGATCTGGCGCAGCTCCTGGCGCAGGAAATGGAGCACGTCGCGCTGGGTCAGCTCGAAGCGGGCGGCCAGCGACGTGGCCAGATCGGACAGGGCGCCTTCGTAGACGTTCACCACGCCAGCGGCGACGCGGGCGATCGCAGCCTGGGCGTCGGCGGTGCGGATCAGCTGGCCGCGGCGGGCCAGCGCCTCCTCCGTCCTCTGCTGGACGCGCAGCTCGAGATCGCGGGCCTTCAGCTCGCCCATGCGATCAAGGCTGACGACCTGCCCCGGCGGGTTGAAGGGTAGGCGTGCGCCGGCGGCTTCGTCGGCCAGCTGCGTGCGAACGGCGTTCGCGCCGAACCGCTGGCTGACGTCCTGGCGGGCTCGCAGCTGCGCCTTGGCGACCGCGACGCGGATGCGGGCGCTGCGGCCCTCCCCGTCGAGCGCGTCCGGGCCGATCTTGCCCTCGCTCAGCCACTGCGAAACGCGCGCGGGCGTGACGCCGCAGAGGGCGGCGAACTGGCCCTTCGTGACGATGTGTTCGGCGGGCTCTGCGCTCACGTCTAAAACCCCGTCTTTAGCCGAACCCTTTAGCTTTTAAGGCTTGGCGGAAGGGCTCAGACTGGACAAAGGCCGCAGCGCGAAATGCCCGCGGGCAATTTTGGTCCGGAAGGACCCATCAGCGGCTGGTCGCGAGCGCCTGGGCGAGGGCGGCGCGGAAGGCCGCGGGCAGCTCGGCCCTGACGGTCTCCTCGGCGCGGTCTCGGAAGCGGAGCTTCGGCTTGACCGGCTGCGGGTCGGTGAAGCGGATCAGCAGCTTCAGCCGCTGCACGTGCGCGTCTCCGCGCTTGGCCGCCTTCACGTAGGGCAACCGCTGCCATACGCCGTTGACGGGCCCTTCCTTCGTTTGGACGACGCCGATGAACACATCGCGCCGCCCCTTCAGAGCCTTCAGCCTTCCCTTAGTCAGGTTGCCGTAGGCGTTCAGCGTGACGTTCTTCGGCGTCAGCATGCCCCGCTTCGTGCCGAGCCACTGCTTGCCGCCGTCCTCGTAGGGCCCGAGGTACTGCGCCTGACGGTCCTTGATCAGCAGCGTCGCGGTCAGGTTCGACTTGCGCGCCGGGATCACCGCGAAGGCGTTCAGGGTGAAGCGCGTCGGGCTGTCGAAGGTCTTGGGCAGGCTCGCCGTCTCGACCGCCGCCGCCTTGCGCGCGACATCGGTCAGCGCTCGGGCTGTCGCGAAGGGGACCTGCTGGCGCTCCAGCCGATCCAGGTCGCGCGTCAGCTCCTTCATCGCCGAGCTGAGGTCGATCCTGATCATGCCGACGAGCCCAACGAAAAGCCCGCCACGGCGGGGGCCGGGCGGGCTTCAGGCGCACCTCTTAAGAGGTAGCGACTTTATGCGCTTAATGGCCTGAAACAGTCAAGCCACTTTCCACAACGCCTCGACGAGGAGTTTGATGGCCGCCAGGAAGTGCTCGGTTGCGACCAGGCGCGCCTGTCCGCCGGACGCGCAGGCGCGGATCGTTTTCCCCTCACCCGCAACGGCCCGCAGGATCTCCAGGCGGCAGTTGCCGTCGGCCATGGCCTTGCGATCGAGCTTCGGTTGACCGGTCTTCCGATCGATCTCGGGCGCGCGCGTCGTGCCGAGGTAGACGATCCGCTCGATCTTGCGCAGGCGCTCGAGGCGCTGGGCGCGTCGGACCGCGAGCAGCGCGAGCGCGCCGGCCGACACGGCGGCGCCCGATCCCATCTGCGACGAGATCCCGGCGGCGCTCTCCACCAGGGCCCGATAGCCCCGCCCGGCGCGCCACTCGTTCTCGGTGATCGTGCCCTTCTCGAACAGTAGGGCCAGTCCGTCACGTGTGCGGACCCGGACCGGCTGGCGCTCGCCCTGGATCACGTCGGCCTCGGCGTCGCGGGCCGTCTCGAGCACTACAGTCTCGGTGACCGCGCTCTTTGACCAGGCCGCGTCCGCCTTGGCCGCCTTCGCCGCGTCGAGCTCGGCCTGGGCGACCCGCAGCGCCGCGAGCGCGGTCTTCACCGTCTTCCGGATCTCCGCCCGCTCGCCGCCCTTCGCGTCGGCCATCTGCAGGCGAGCGGCGTTCGCCTCCGCCAGCCGCGCCTCGCAGGCCTCGGTCAGCGCCCGCAGCTTCTCGTCCGGCGCCGCGGCCTTCAGCGCGCCGTTCAGCGCCTCGGCCCGGCGGATCTCGGCGTCGCGGGCCCGCTCAGCCTTTGCGCGGATCTGGCGGCCGACGCGCTCCGCCGCCCGCTCGATCGCGGCGACCTGGTCGGAGATCGACACGCCCAGCTCGCGCTGGACCCGGCTGATCAGGGCCATGGCCATCAGGGTCGATCCCTTCGCCGCCGCTGCCGCGGCGATCGCCAGCGTCCAGCGCTGCTCGAAGCTCTGCGCCGCGCCGACCGGAGCTACGAAGGGAAGCCGGTCGACCATCTCGATCAGGAAAGGATCGGCCTGTTCCTTGGTTTCCTGTTTTCTCTTTCGGTTTGATTTCACCACTTCACGCCCTCCCAAAGACACACAGCCACAACCGCTCGCCCACACACCGCACCGAGTACGGACAGACGGCCGCCCTCGGGCATCCGCGTCCTGCGCGCACCGGCGCATGCACGCCCACGCACCCGCTCATTCCCGCGCCACTGTCCGGACTGTCCGTTCTGTCCGTTTTGCGTGGAGCGACCGGGACTTAGCCGCCGGACGGTGCGCCGCCGCCTGTCTGCGGGCCGTCCGTTCTGGGTCGAAAAAACGCCTGGTCCGACTGTCCGTCTGTCCGTAACCGTCCGTCCGGAGCATGCTCATTCCCCCGTCCAATCGCCGGCGTCGGGGTCGAACGGACAGTCACTGTCCGACTGTCCGTAGGCGTTGGTCGGCGGCCCATAGCCGTCGTCAGACCCCTTAGGGCCGCCGGCGCTTTCCCCCTGTGCGGGCGCGATCAGCTCGCCGGCCGTGCGTAGGCGCGCGCCGCGGCGGAGCTTCTTGCCGCTCGAGTCCTTGCCGCAGACGAGGATCTGCAGGTCGCCCAGAGCCCGACCGAACGTCGTCTGGCTCATGGGCTTGTCGTGGCCCTGCTCGTCGCAATAGTCCTTGTAGGACTTGAAGAAGGCGGTCGCGGGCGTCTTGGCGTCGGGATCGACCACCACGCATTCCGCCCACCACTCGGCGAACGGGTTACCGCTGCGCCGATAGTCCTCGAGCGCGTCCTTGACCGACTGCGGGCGCAGCAGGCCGCCCTCCATCCACTTCAGGACGCCGGCGATCAGCCAGTTCAGGATTCCGGGCCGCTCGGCGTCGAGCTTCGCCGGCAGCTCCAGGTCCTGCTTCTCCTTGGGGATCTGGATCTCGAACAGGATCGGCAGCAGCCGTCGCCAGATCCCGTCGTCCGTGTCCGGGACGTTGGGCTTGTTGTTGCACTCCAGGATCACCTTGCCGATCGGGGTGAACTCGAAGATCCCCTGCCGGAGCTCGCGCGCGGTGATCGGCGCGCCTCCGGTGAAGCTCTTGACCGCCCCGGTGTTCAGGCGGCTGTTCCTGGGCGGCTCGCCCGTCGAGATCAGGCGCGTGTCACCGGCCAGGCGCGCCAAGTCGGGGCTGGCGTCGGCGCCGCGTTTCAGGCCGGTGTCGAGGAACGTCTCGACCGCGCAGGTCTGCGCATAGCTCCCCAGCGTCTTCCGAACCGCGCCGACGATGGTCGATTTGCCGTCGCCGCCCTTGCCCTGGAAGATGACGAACGTCTGCTCATAGGCGCAGCCGGTCGCGGCGTAGCCGAAGACCCGGTGCATCGCCTCGAGGTTCTCCTCGATCGGCTGCGCAGTCCGGATCAGGCCGTCGAACGCCGGCGCCTTGGCGTCCGGCTGATAGACGACGTCGCACATGCGGGTGATCCGGTCGGCCGGGTCGTGGCGGTCGCACCAGCGAACCGAGGCCTTCCACTTGCCGCAGTCCTGCAGCTGGCGGCTGAACTTCAGCGTCCCGTTGCGGCAGTTGAGTGCGTACGGGTCCTGGTCGAAGGCGTCGAGGTCTACCTCCAGATAGCTCTCGGCCACCTTCAGCAGGGCCGTCATCCGGCCGTTGTTGCCGCAGGCCTCGGCGAAGGCGAACAGCTCGCCGGCAGCGCGCTCGACCTGGTCGGCCTTCTTCTTGGTCGCCTTCGCTCCCGAACCGGCCGCCGGCGCTTCGCCTTCCTTCGCCGGATCCGGCTCCGCCTGACGCTCCATGATCCGCTTGGCGATCCTGTCCGCGCGCACCCGCATCTGCGCGAACAGCGCGCGCGCGACCTCGGCCGCCCGCCGCCGGGCAAGGCTCTCGCCGTGCTCGAGGTCCCAGAACCGGCCGTTGAAACCGATCCAGCCGCGCTGACGCAGATACAGCAGCGTCGCGTGCGTCAGGTCGATCGACCCATCCTTGCGGATCTGGCCGCCGACCATGCGCACCAGGCGCATCGCATTGCCCCAGTCGTTCAGGTCGAAATCGGCCAGCTCCTCCGGACTGGGCGGCTCCGCGGCGCTCCTCGCCTTGCCTCCAAAAGCCCCGTCTGCACTCACGCAGCGCCTCCCTCTCGATCGTGGACGTTGAAGCCCGCCGCGCCTGGCGACGGGCGAAGCACGCGAACGGCGTTCGCCTGCAGTTCCTCAGGCAGCACCGCCCGCCAGGCCTGCGCGGCCAAGGCGCCGTAAAAGCGCGCCGCGGCAGGACCCTCCATTTCGACGCCGCGCGTCCCGCCGAGCGCCCCCCGCGCGCGCAGGTCGGGCGTGCGCAGATCCTCGCGGACGGCGAGATAGACCCCGTCCATCCCCGCCGCGCGCCACGGCGCCTGCTCCGGATCCGCGAGCGGCATGTCGGGGTCGACGCGCCCGTAACGGTCGCCCAGTGGCGCGCCGGCGAAGGTGCGCAGGGACGGCGCGATCACGATCGCCATGGGGTCGCCGCTTTCGAACGCGGCCTGGCCGAGCGCCCAGGCGTCCTGCAGGTCCATGGCGACCAGGACCTGGCGCTCGCCCTTCGGCATGTCCGGCCATGCCAGGACCGCGACACGCCCCTCGACCTCGCCGAGGCGGTTAGTGAAGCGCTGAGCGCCCTCGAACAGCGGCAGGATCGCCACGGCCTCGACCGGGTCGCCGGGCGACCGGGTCAGCGGTGCAAGCACCGCCGGCCCGACCTTGCCCCGGCCGAGTGGCGCTTCGCGATGTGCGCGCAGCTGCGCGAGCGCGCCGGGCAGGCCGTCGGGCTCCAGACCGCGGACAGTCAGCCAGGTCCGGAAGGCCTTGCAGTCGGCGGTCTGAGCGGTCGCCCAGAGCGCCTTCGCGTCCTGAAGCGCCATCGCCCGCTCGCCAGGCGTGACCGGCGTCGACACGGCCGCCGGCGCGACAGCCGAGCGCGGCCGTGCGAGCTCGGGCGCCGAGCGGGGATCGCCCAGGCCAACCTTGAAGCCGCGCTCGAGCGTGTCTTCTTCGCGGTCCGACCAGCGGTTGCCGGCGTTGGCCACCATGGTCTCGCCGGCGCGGCGCAGCGCCTGCAGAGCGTAACTCCGCTCGTGGATCTCGCCGCCGGCGCAGAGACGCCCGATCGCGATCGCCTTGATCCAGAGCGTGTCGTTCTGCGTGCCGGGGCGCGCCGACGCGAGATCCCGGCAGGCGTTGTCGAGCGCCTTCTCGCCGTAGGGCGTGGCGCGGCCTTCGCGCGGCCGTGTCGGCGCAGGCGCGGCGACCGCCGGCCGATCTTTCGGGCGGACCAGCTCGAGCAGCCAGGCCGGCGCGTCGGCCAGGTCGACGTCTCCCGGCGCGCGCCCGGGCGCCCAGGCGTAGGACCGGCCGGAGACGTGCGCCGAGGGCGCGACGACGATGTAACCGCCGCGGCCGCGCACATCGACGCCCGGGCCGAGCTTGCTGGCGGAGTTGCGGACGCCCTCCGCCCAGCGAAACAGCAGGTGACGGCCGCGGCCGGTCAACTGCTCGACCGTGCGCGGTGCCTTCCCGTGCTGCGCCTCCAGCGCCGCCCAGGCCGCCTCCGCCGCCTCGCCGTCCAGATCGACGACGAACACTCCGGATTCCGCTCCGGTCGACAGGCCGACGTTCGCGTGCGGATAGGCGCGCCACCACTCCGAGATCCGCGACAGCTCGCGCGTCGCGTCGTCCCGGCCGTGCTTGGTGACCGGATGCTTGCCGGGCTTGCTCTTGCCCTTCTTGCCCTTCTCGGTTCCGTCATGCGCGGATCCGCACGTGCAGCGGCCGTTCACGATCCCATGGACCGGGAACACCGAAAAGCCGGCGCGGGCGTACCTCAGGGCGGCCTGCCCGAGCGACATCATGCGAGGCCGGCCCGGAGCGCGGCGAGATCCGCCTCGCCGTTCAGCAGCCGCCGCATTTCCTCGACGTAGAGCGGCGCGTCACGCGAGCAGAGGCGGCCCAGGGCGTCGCGCAGGTCCTCGCGCGCCGCCTCCGCCATGATCGCACGACGATTGCGCTCGCTGGCGGAGGCGGTGTCGAACTTGCGCCGGTCAAGCGCGTCCTGCGCCGCGCGAGCGCCGCGGGCGTGATAGCGCTCGACGTCGAAGGGCCGCTTCTGACGCATCAGGCGCTGCCCTTGCACTCGTGACAGGCGGCGATCTCGGCGCGGTAGGAGTCCCAGACCTGGTCGAAATTCTTGGGCAGATCACCCACGAACATCTGCACCTGGCGCTCCGCCGACCGGCGGTCACGCTGCTTCGTGCAGATCAGCCAGAGGAGGACGTCGGCGATCGCATCGAAGGCGACGCTCGGATCGGCATCTTCGATCGCCAGTATGATCGCGTCCGAGATCTCCTCGCGCGCGCTCACTGACCGTCCCCGTCGAACAGAGGCGCATCACCCTTGGCCGCAAAGACCAGGTCTTCGGCGAAGCTGAAGCGCTTGCGCGAGCCGCCCGGGATCCAGCGGAACTGGGTGGGCGTGGCGTCGCTCTTCACCCACACGACCCAGCAGTAGGAGGTCGCCGTCGAGGCGTCGGGGTCCCAGCGCCCGCGCGTCATGGGAACGCGCTCGACGTACTGGACGACGGCCGTCGGCGGGTGCGGGCGGAACAGGCGATCGAAGCGGTCCGCGCCTTCGAGCCAGGATGTGCGGACCAGCAGCGCCACGCCGACCTTGGCGGCCTTCAGGGCCAGCAAGGCGAACTCGACGGCCGTCTTGAACGGCGGGTTGGTCACGATCCAATCGGCCGGAAAGCAGTCAGTCGGATCGACCGCCAGGAAGTCCGAGGTCTCGACCGGCCGCAGCAGGTGCGGGACGCAAGGCGCGAGCCACGGATGTGCGAACACGTCGGTCGCGATTACCGTGCCGAACTTCTCGGCCAGAACCGCCGCCATGTGGCCGGACCCGCAGGCCGGCTCCCACACCGCGCGCTCGGCCAGGCGGGGATCCAGCGCCTCGAGCACCTTCAGGAAGGCGCGCGTCGACCAGGGCGGCGTCGGGAAAAAATCCAGCTCGTTCGGCGGCGCGTGGTGGCGCTGCTGCATGACGGACGTGTGGCCTGAGGGGCGAACGGCGCTCGTCATGCCAGCCCCATTTGCTTGAGCTGGTCCGGAAGGCCGGCGGCGCCGTTCAGCAGCGTCAGGGCCTGTTCGGGCGTGCGGCCCATCAACTCCCACAACGCGCGGTCGACTTCGCCGCTCGTGCGGCCGGTCGCCTCGGCGATCGCAACCAGGTCGCGACCGCCACGGTTCAAGAGGAAGACGCAGGCCAGGCCATCGGCCGTCCACGGGCGAGGGCGAGCGTTCATCGGCCGCCCTCCCGAAGCGCGCGGCGGCCTTCCGCCAGCTTCTTGGCGCTGCTCGCCTTGATCCAGTCGATCGCCGCGTCGGCGAGGCGGAGGGCCCGGCTCCAGGCCTGGCACAGCATGGCGCCGAAGATCACATAAGCGACCACACGGCCGACCGTGTCGAAAACAGCGTGCCAGTTCATGCTGGCCTCCGCGCGCGCAGCGCCCACTGACCGTCGACCAGCTCGACGTCGCGCGCAGAGCCGGCCGCCAGGCGCTTGTCGCCGGTCGGGACGAAGACCGAGCGGCCGCACGGCTGCTGGATCGCGGCGCCGAAGCCGCCCTCCCACAGGTGGAAGCTACGCAGGACGACGCCTTCGCCGCCCTCCTCCTCGACAGGCTCCGGCACGGGCTGGACGGCCTCGGCCGCGACCTGCGCCTCTTGCGCGTCGAGCTCGTCGAGACGCGCCTTCACCCAGGTCAGCGAGCGCCCCAGCGTCGAGGCGATGGACGCCGGGCTCATGCGCGCCATGCGCATCGCCGCCAGGCTGTCCAGGTCTCGCGATCCCCTAAGTCTCCCCCTCATGGCTTCACCCGTCGATGTCGGCGCGCAACCTGCGCGCAGGTTGCGGAGACGCCGGCGTCTCGGCCGGCGCTTGACGTTGCGGATCCGTCAGCTCGAGCAGCTTCACGACCGTCTCGGCTGCGCGCTCCAGCTGGTAGGCGAGGCTCTGGCGAAGCTCGGGCGAGCGCTGGCGGCCGAAGGCGTAGGCCGTGTGCGCCAAAACGTCGCAGACCAGCCCCTCAGGGAAGGCCGCCGGCCATTCCCAGACCCGGTTTCGGGCCAGAGCAGCGGCGTCGGCCAGCGCCGCGGCGTCCTGCTCGGGGATACCCGCGGCGCGCGTGGCCTGTTGCGCCAGAGACAGCCAATGCGAGCGGTCGCGGAGGCGATCGCGAAACGCGGCCGCGTCGCGCTGCGGACGACGACGAGGGCTCATCGATCATCCCCCGCGTGCAGCTCGCGAAGGGAAATCGCGCGCTGGTGCCTGTGGGTGGTTTTGTGAGTAGAACGAACGTTCGTCCGACCGTCACATTTCCGCCCGTTTTCGCCTTGGAAGTGTTCGTGGGTGAGGCGTAACCAGGGCGGACCTGAGATGGTAAACAACGTCGAGATTGCGTTGCTTCGTTCAACCCTGCGGGGGATGGCCGAACGGCAAACAATTTGCGGTATGGAGCCGGTCTTGACCCGGTCGATACTGGCGCTGATCGACAACGTCCACCCGGACCCAGCGACGGGCGCAATCGCCCGGGCGGCGTCACGCCGCGGAATAAGCCGAGAAGAAGCTCTGGCGAAGATCGACGAGGCGCTGCAGGAAGTCCGCGACCGCGCCGAATTTCTGGCGGAGACCTGACCCCGGGCGCTCATGCCGCCTCGCTACGGTCAGGCGCGCCGAGCTCGTCGCCGGCTTTCATGCCGTAAAAGCTGTTCGGATCAATTTCGCCCGCGGTCAGGGCGATTATCTTTCGCATCAGACCCGGGCCCGGTACGCGCCGGTCCGGGTCGCCGAACGGCTGACAGAGCAGTCGGACCATCTCGGTCGAGCAGCCCAGGTGAGCAGCCGCGTCGGCGTACGAGAGGTCCCGCTCGAACAGCCACCGCGCGAGCGCGGGGCGTGAAACAGGAGGAAAATGGGTCATAGCGACTGCCCCCAAAGCGTCGCCATTGAAATCGGGGTTGATTCGTTGTTTTTTACAACACCGAAATTCGGGGCGGGGAACAACTTTGCAGTTGGTGGCGATCAACGGCCGCACGCGATCGGATCGGTTCATGACCGACACGATCCCTGCTGAATTGGCCGAGCGCCGCGTCATTGCGACGGCGCTGAAGACGCTCCGAACACGCCGCTCGCTTTCCCAAGCAGACGTGGCGCACAACCTCGGCCTCTCGACCCAGGCCTATCAAAAGTACGAGGGCGCCGAGCGGCGGTTCAGCCCAGATCGCCTTCAGGAGATCCTGACGGCGATCGGCGTCAGCCAGGACGACCTGGAGATAGAACGCGCGCGCATCCTTGGCCGGGAGCCGAAGCCAACCGAGCGCGGATCCACGCCCCAGGCCGCGGGCTTGGCGAGCATTCCCGTCTGGGGCGCCGCAAGGGCCGGTACAGAAGGGATCGAGGTCTATGACGTCGGCGAGCCGGTGCGCACCTTTGACCTGGCCAACCATATCGGCCGCTCGCCCGATATGTTCGAGATCGTCGGCGAAAGCCTTCTACCGTGGGGGAACTCCGGCGACATCGTCGCGGTCGACCGCAACCGCTGGCCGGCGGCGGGCAAGGCCTGCGTGATTGAGCTGCAGTCCGGGCAGATCCTGATCAAGTTCTACGTCCGGACCACCGCTGGCCAGCTGTTCGTTTCCGAGCTGCAGCCGGAGGAGCGGATCTTCCCGATCGCGCTTGAGAGGGTGAAGGGCGTCTATGCGGTGACGGTGAAGGTGGAATAATCCCCGACCGAATCAACCCCACGCCCGGAGTGGCATCAACCCCTTTGCGGGGTTGATGTGTTGACAAAAACAACAGTTCGCATTCTCCTCGGTGGCGATCACCCCTGCCGGTGATCTCTCGGGGAGGGATAAATGCGACTGTTTCGAAAGGTTGTGGCGCACCTCCGGAAGCGGCGGATCGCTGGCACTTTCCGCAGGTGGCACGAGACGAACGTCGTGCGCGGCGAGCCGCATCTGACGCCGCTCCTCGCCCTCTTTCAGGACTACTGCGCCTGGTGCGTGACGCACGGCCAGGTCCCCATGACCGGCGCGGAGTTCGCCGGCGCGATGGGCTGCTCGCAGAGCGCCTTCCAGCTGCTCGGCTGGACCCCGATGTATATCCGCGGGGCGCTCCGCCATGCCTGAGCCGTCCGCCAACCGCGGCTGGCGCATCTGGGCGAACCGCCACCTGGAGGGCCGCTACGGCGAACCCGACCAGGCCCGCGCTGAGCGCCTGCAGGCCGCCGCCCGCCTCACCCGCCGGCAGATCGCCCGCATCGACCAGCAGGCCACGCCCAAGGCCCTGAACAAGGCGCTGAAGGCGGCCGGCGGCGATTTCCTGCTCGGCCTCGCGCGTGAGCTGGCCGACGCGGCCGGTGCGGAGGCCTGATCATGGCCTTCGAGCTTGAACAGCTGCCCGCCCACGACCGCGCCGTGCTGGTCGCTCTACTCGACGCCGGCGCAGACTTCTACGTCGTGGGCGTCGAAGCTCACACGCTCCCTTTCTCGCCGCCGCCGTGGGCCGCGCTCGAGCGCCTGCGCTTCGCCCGGCTCGCCGCCAGTGGTCCGGCCGAGCCGGGCCCGGGGCGCGACGCCAAGCGCCTCGTCTGGCATCTGACCGCGGACGGCTCGGCCGCCGCGCGCCAGCTCCGGACCACCCGGAGCGCCGCATGAGCGCGGTCGCCTTCCAGTCCGGGTCGGAGATCTGGGCCCGCTACACCGGCTGGGCGCCCGACGCCTCGACCGCGAGCGAGACCGTCTTCGGCCCGACGCTGAAGGAGGCCTTCGGCCGCGTGCTGCAGCGCCTTGAGCGCCAGCCGCGCGAGATCCGCCTTCGCGACCTGGCGCTCGGCGACGTCGCCGTCCTGAGCGCGCGCCAGGGCGAGCCCGTGCGCCCCCTCGCTTTCCTTTCCGGAACCACGGCGGCCGACCTGGCTGCCGCCCTCAACGCCTGACGAGAGGCCTGAATGCTCAAACCCGTCGTCCTGCAGAACCTGGAGCTGCTGCGCCAGATCCGAGACTGGCCCGGCGACCTGGCGCCGACCGCACCCGACCTTGCTAAGGCGCTCGACCGTGACGTCTCCAACACCCGCAAGTCGATCAAGGCGCTGATCGACGAAGGCCTGATCGCCAAGGCCGGCGACGGTCACGTGCTGACCGCCGAGGCGGACCGCGCGCTGCAGGACCTGGCGCGCAGCCTCAACGGCGTCGAGCCCAGCGCCAAAAGCGCGGACGGGATCGCCGGCCTGCTCTGGGACCAGATCTGGCCGGACCCCGACAACAACCGCCGCGACTGGACCAGCGAGGAGGCCCAGGAGGACTTCAACGACCTGGTCGAAAGCATCGCCGAGCGCGGCCTGCTGCAGAACCTGATCGTCCGGCCGAACCTGGAGGAGGACCTTGCGCAAGCCGGCGTCGTAGACGCGAACGGCGTTCGCCTTCCGACCTTCATCCTGATCGGCGGCGAGCGCCGCTGGCGCTCTATCGGCCGGCTGATCGAAACCGGCCGCTGGGACCGCTTCAAGCCGATTCCCTGCCAGATCCGCTCCGCCGATCCCCGCGAAGCGGCGCTCGACGCGCTGGCCGAGAACATGAAGCGCCGGGACCTGAAGCCGCTCGAGGAAGCGCGGGCGTTCAAGCGGCTGGTCGACGAACACAACGTAAAGACGGCCGAGATCGCCGCCGTCCTGAAGTGCAGCCAGCGCGTCGTTCAGCAGCGCATGCAGCTTCTGGAGCTCGACGAGAAGGACCAGGCGCGCCTGGAGTCCGGCGAACTGAAGCTCGAGGAGGCCCGCCGGATCATCGCCGACCGTCCGGATCCACTGACGCCCGAGCAGGTGCTGGTGCTCGCCGAGCTCGCGGCCGCCTTCAAGTGGAAGTCGGACACCGGCGTCTGGAACCTGAAGGGCGTCAAGGTCCGCCAGGACCTGTTCAAGGCCGACCCGAACGCCGAGGTTCTGGTCAAGCGCGTGCTGATCAGCTGCTACCGCGACGGCGAAAGCCAGCTGTTCGAGGCGAAGGCGCAATTCGAGTTTCAGCGCTGCGCCAAGACCTTCCTGAAGGGCTGGGACGAGGACCCGAAGGGGACGCTCGACCGCATCCGGACCGAGGTCCTCGGCCAGGCCGAAGCGATCCGGCTGAAGGGCTCGCAGAAGGGAGCGAAGACCTTCGCGACGGACTGGCTCAACGGGCCGTTCGAGATCGACGAGGAAGGCAAGGAGCTGCTGGCGAGGCGCGCAGAGCGCGCTGCCCAGGCCAAGCTTGAGGACGAGGAGCGGGCGCAGCGGGAGAAGTTCCGCCTGCAGCTGGTTGCCTGCCGCCGGCGCGACGTCGACCAGCTGCAGACGGACCTGCGCCAGTTCATCACCGGCGCGCCGCGAATGGAGGACTTCGCGGCGCTCGCAAATAACCTGAGCGCGCCCCTGCCCTGGTGGATCGACCAGCACGGCTCGGTGCGCAACGCCGAGGGCGGCTACGTTCAGACGTTCGGCTTCTGCTACGGCGAAGGCGACAGCAAGACGCTGCAGATCCTGGCCGTCACGGCGATCAACGCCGCGGCCGGGCTCGGGACGCCGCTGGAGGCGCCGAATCCGCCCGCGGTCGCCGACAGCGAAGACGGGGGCGAGCTCACCGACGACGAAGCCGCCGCGATCTCCGCCGAGATGCGCGCCGAGCGCGAGGCCTTCGCGGCCGAGCTGGCGGAGGCCTGAGCCATGCCCCTGGACCTCACCAAAGTCGGACAGTCCCTATCCGTGCAGCTCGGCGTGCCGCTGCTGCTCTGCGTGCTCGAAGAGCGCCACATGATGGAACGGGCGGACGGCGGCGCGACCGCCTACGTCTCGACCAACCTGGTCGCGCCCGGGATCACGCCCACGATCGCCGAGGCGATGATCGCCACGCTGCTGAAGTACGCGATCCATTCCGTCGAGGAGAAGGCCTGCGACTGCCCGATCTGTGAGAAGCGGATCGGCCGTCTGCAGGCCGCGCTCGGGATCTTCGAGCAGGAACACGAGCGCATGCGGAGGCGAGCGATTTGATCCTCGCAATCGGAACCCTGTGCGCGCTCGCCCTGGCGATCGTCCTTTGCAAGGGGGCGTTCCGGTGAGCGCCGCCCGCGCGAACCCCTGATTTTCCAACAAATTTCCCGCCGCCAATCCCGGCGCCGGCTTTCGCGTACCTAGGAGAGACTTGTGCAATCAGTCGACTTGACTGCGACCACCCACGACATTGCGGCGGCCAACATCCGCACCTTTGCCAAAGAAGGGCGCCTCGTTCAGGGCGCGTGGCACGGCGAGCAGGACGGCCGCCAGCTGGCCTGCCTGCTCGGGGCGATCCATCCCGACATCAACTCCACGGAACAGTGCCCGGCGACGATCATGCCGCGCTGGTTGGCGCGCCTCACCGTGCGCCTGTTCGACGGCGTCGCTATCGAGAGGGTCGCCGAATATGGCGAGGCCTATGCCGAGCGCCTTCATCGCTGGAGCGCCCTGAACGACGAGGCCTGGGCGCGGGTCCGCGTCGGCTTCATCACCGAGGTCTTTAGCCAGGCTATCGTCCGCGCTGAAGGAAGACTCCCCACCCCCGCGCCGGAGCTGTGGGCCCCGATCAAGGCGATCTCCGACCGGCTCCTGGCCCTGCTCGTCAAGCCGAACCCCACCTCCGACGAGGCCTACGAGATCTACGACCAGGCCGCCTCGCTCCGGTCGCAGGCCTGGTCGGCCTACTACGCCGCGAGGAGGCGGCAGGCCGCAGCCGCAGGCGCGGCTGCGGCTGCGGCTGCGGCTGAGGCTGTGGCTGAGGCTGAGGCTGTGGCTGAGGCTGAGGCTGTGGCTGAGGCTGTGGCTGCGGCTGTGGCTGAGGCTGAGGCTGAGGCTGAGGCTGAGGCTGAGGCTGCGGCTGCGGCTGAGGCTGCGGCTGCGGCTGAGGCTGCGGCTGCGGCTGCGGCTGAGGCTGCGGCTGTGGCTGCGGCTGTGGCTGAGGCTGCGGCTGCGGCTGTGGCTGAGGCTGCGGCTGCGGCTGCGGCTGCGGCTGCGGCTCGCCGGAAGGAGGTCTACGCGGCCGCCTTCGACACCCTCTTCCGCCTCATCGACCAGGAGATCGCGGCCGCTGCGTAAGGGCGGGGCGGCTCGGTGGCTCGTTGCCTTCGGCCTCGCTCACCGAGCCGCCCCTTGCTCTCCCGGTCCCGCCGATCCGTTGGAGTCCCTCTTGTTTGATCTATTTTCCGAAGTCGAGCGGCCCAAGCTCCAGGTGGAGGCCGTCAAGGCCATCTCTCTCTGGCAGCCCTGGGCGTCCCTCATTGCGCGCGGCGTCAAGCGCCACGAGACGCGCCACTGGTCGACGCCTTACCGCGGACCAATCGCCATACATGCCGCCAAGCGGCTCGACGTCGCGGGCGCGCCCGAGGACCTGTGCCGGGCCGTTTTCGGACCCAACTGGCGCACCGCGCTCCCCCTTGGAGCTGTCGTCGCGGTCGGCCGTCTCGCGCGCTGCCGCGAGGCCCGGGGGATCGCCTGCAGCCTGACGGACGCTGATCGGGCCGCAGGCAACTTCGCAGCGGGGCGCTTCGCCTGGACGATCGACGACGTTCGGCCGCTGCTCACGCCGATCCCCACGATCGGCCGGCAGGGCCTGTTCAACTGGGAACCGCCCCGCGACCTCGAAGATCGCCTCGAGGCCGCCGTCGATCACCTCGCGGCCTGCCGTTACATCGGTTGGAGCTGACCATGCCTCGCGGGCGCCTCGCCTTCCGTGAGAACGACGTCGCCCGCGCGATCCGGGCGGCGTCGAAGACCGGCGCGACCTTCCACGTCCGGATCGAGCGCGCGACCGGCGATATCCTGGTCTTGCCGGGCGAGGGTCCGGCGAGTCAGGTTCAACCCGCGCCGACGAAGGCGCCTGAGGAAGATCTGGACGCCGAGCTGAAGGCCTGGCGCGCATCGCATGGCGAAGGTTGAGGTCCAGTACTACGAGGTCACCGCCAAGGGGCGGGTGTACCGCTACGCCTGGAAGGGCAAGGGCGCGGCGCGGCTGCACGAGGAGCCCGGGACCGAGGCCTTCCAGCGCGAGCTGACGCGCCACCTGGAGGCGCGCTGGCTCGGCGACCAGACGAAGATCTCGGGCCTGATCGCCCTGTTCAAGGCGAGCGACCGCTGGCAGCTGCCGCGCGACAAGGGCGGCTTCAGCGACTCGACCAAGAAGAACTGGTCGCCCTGGCTCGATCGGATCCAGGACCACTTCGGCAAGCTCAGCGTCCGCCAGTTCGACCGGCCGGAGATCCGCCAGGACATCAAGCGCTGGCGCAGCAAATGGAAGGCCTCGCCTCGGACCGCCGACTACGGCAAACAGGTCCTATCGGCCGTGCTGTCCTTCGCCGTCGACGAGGGCAAGCTCGCGACGAACCCGTGCCTCGGGATCAAGAACCTCTACTCGGTCGACCGCTCCGACCGGATCTGGCAGGCCGAGGACCTGGAGAAGCTGGCGAAGAAGGCCTCGCCCGAGATCATGTTCGCCGTGCGCCTGGCGGCGCTGACAGGGCTGCGCCAGGCCGACCTGCTCAAGCTCAGCTGGTCGCACGTCAAGCGCCTGTCAATCGAGGTCCGCACCGGCAAGAGCGGCGGCAAGACGACGGCGGTGATCCCGATCTACAAGGAGCTGCGCGAGCTGCTCGACCAGATCCCGCGCAAGGCCACGACGATCCTGACCAACAGCGAGGCCCTGCCCTGGCGCTCGGGCTTCAGCTCGAGCTGGAACAAGGCGCTGAAGGCCGCCGGCATGGCCGACGCCGACCTGCACTTCCACGACCTGCGCGGCACGGCCGCGACCCGGATGTACATCGCCGGCCTGAAGGTACGCGCGATCGCCGAGATCATGGCCTGGTCCGAGGACGACGTGGACCGCCTGATCGACCGCTACGTCCGCAAGAACGAGCTGCTGATGGAGCAGATCCGCCAGCTGGACGAGGCGGCGGCCGCGAAGGCAGCGAAAGCCGCCGGCGAGGACGAAGATTGATCGACGGCGTTACGATCCGCGAACGCCGGAAGCCTGCGCAGCAGCGCGAGGTCTACTTCGTGCAGGCGCGGACCCTGAAGCTGATCAAGATCGGCGTCGCTGACAACGCACTCAGGCGGGTCCGCGACCTGGCCCTTATGTGCCCCGATCAGCTCGAGGTCCTCGGCGTGCTCATCTGCTACGCCGCCGGGAAGACCGAGGAAGAGCTGCACAGGCGCTTCGACGCCGATCGGCGACATGGGGAATGGTTCCTCCCGTCCCCCGGCCTCCTATCGTTCATCGCCGACGAGGCGTCGCTCAACGAGCGCCGGATCGCGCGCATGCAGAGGGCCTGCGACGTCTTCCTGCAGCGCCGCGGCAGATGGCCCGCGGCGGACGCCCTGAACCTAGCGCGAACGGATTCGGAAAAACTTGGATAA